AAAAATTCAGTAATTTCAGGGAATATAAAGGAGAAAAAGCGAATTCAGCAGAGGTGTGTTGACTTAAATGGTACGCCCTACAGGGCTCGAACCTGTGACCTACGGCTTAGAAGAAAGTAGAGCGTTAAATAACTCACTGTAATCACACATGTTTACCGCGTTCGCATCCGGTTTTGTGTCGTTTCGTGTCGTTTGAATACATCCCTGTCTTTATCGTGCATTCCTGTCACGCCACATCTACGACACAGCAGCCACGAGCTGACAGCAACTAAACAACCGCATTGTCCTGGCGCACATCGCAGATAGTAAACGTCACTACACCGATGACAGTAACATCGTCCAGGGCCTCGCCCTCGATCGCTTCACCATCTTCGGTAATCAGCGACCTTCCTCTCAGCGTGGCAAGCTCCGTCCCGCCGCCGTGCTGGATCAGAACCTGACTACCTTGTGATGGCTTCAGGGATATATCCAGTACAACGTAACCACCAGATCGCTCGAAAACTAGCGTGTTTGGGCCGACATTGCAGATCGAGTTAACAGACAGACGCTGCTCGACGTAGTCGGAAGCCGGTGATGGAAAGCCCATCAGATGACCCTCCCATGGATACTGTTTTTATATACAGTAATTATAAAGCAAAGGTAGATCAACCCCTCCCATCCTCGGGAGAACCATGCAGTTGTTAAACATCATGAATTAATAATGGATAAGATCGGCTTTTGAAAATATATAATTAACTATAAAGCAAACCTCGTCATTATAAACAATTAATTTGTGTGTAACATAAATGCCTCAACCACCATTCAATAAGAATGTTATCAGCATTGCTGACTTCTAACATTCCTTTTCGCCATGCTTTAATTATCAGTTAAAATATAGTCGCGCATAAAAAAACCCAGGAAGGAGAGCATCCTGGGGATATCTCATACTAAATCATGTCAAATTATATTAATTTAAAGAAGCTAAGCTTCCTCTTTCTTATGATGTTGATAATGTTTTTTTCCACAGCTTCATAAAAAACAATGCCGCACGCAACCGTAAAAAGAGCGCACAGAAAAAATATCAACAATCCATCTACATTAGGTAGAAACTTTGAAGACATTTTTATAATCAATGGCAAAGAAAATACCTGTATTAGATACATTGAATAAGATGCATCACCTATATATGTCAAAATTCCCTTCTTGAAATCACGACATACAACAGACGACAAAACGAGAAAAAAAGAAACAACTCCTACAATCAGAGGTCTTCTCCAGGTAGGTATGATATCAACAGGGACGATTAACGATAAGGACATTATATATAATGACACCAGTATCGCCAAGATAAAATACCTGGCATTAAGTTTACTACTGAGTCTGTATCTTGATACTAAGTGATAAATCAAAACTCCATAACAAAACTCAATGGCAATGGGTTTAATTATCCCGAACAATGACGAAAGAAATATCACAACCATGAGCAAAATCGTTTTGAATAATGAGTCTTTAATAAAGAGGCACAATGCAAAGACCACATAGAAGAAGGCCTCAAACTCCAAACTCCATCCAACATAAATGGTTGGGTAGGTATAACCAAAAAAATTACTTATAAATAACAATGATGCTATATTTTGTTCTAGTGGTTGTATTGAGCCGTTGAATAACCAAGGGAGAAAGGTTTGCATTCCAATTAAAAGCAGTGTACATATCCAGTAAGTAGGTATTATTCGGGCTGCTCTGTCCTTAATGAATTCAAGTGGAGTTTTATGTTTCGTTGAATCTATCATTGCCATGATATAACCGGATATAACAAAAAATATATCTACACCGAAAGCCCCCCATCTTCCAACCTTTATGAACCCATTGAAATCAAAACCATATTTATACACAAGTCCTGATGAATGACACCCTATCACCATTAATACAGCAATCGCTCTAAGTATCTGAATATTATTTATCATTTATAAAAACCTCACCCTGAAGGAACAATCAGGATTTGTAAAGGAGGCTAACATTAATATGATAAAATGTAAAAAAACGCAATCACTCTTGAATGATTTTAAGAAAAGTTGCAGATGGTTTTAAAACCCCAATGTATTCAATAAGTTAATATAGAAGTATTGGAATAAATCCCCGCCGAAACGGGGAATATCTGCCTTAAACGGCTGGTAGCCCCAGCGCACGCATTAGCGCTGCAACAATAGCATAACCACCAGAATCGGGATCTGGGTGGATTCCATCTGCGATCATCCATGGCCTGGAACTGCCATACGCGTAATCGGCTGGCTTAACGCCAAAGTCGTTTTGCAACCACAGAAACGCCACATCACGCTCGTCACGGGCAATTTCATACATCGCTTTGGCATATTCAGACATTGGGTACAAGTTATCTGTACGCTGGTTCTCCTGCGGGCAAACCAGAAGCACATCAGTTGTGGGTCTCGCTGCCCGAACCCTATCAACCATCTCAATTATATTGCTTTTAAACGTAGAAGGAGGCATGCCAGCGCCCTGATCATTTGTCCCCAGCATGATGGATGTTAGGTCTCCGCCTAGCGTTGCAAATGATGTTTTCCAGCGAGTAGCATCGCGGGCTACCCAGTCTGCAGATGACGATCCACTTGCACCCAGTTTGTGGCAAACAACTCCCGCAGCGGATGCATCTACTATGTTCATGCCGTAGAGCTTCACTGTCCCAGAAATAACAGTAATGGTGAACGTACCGCTATTTGTGGTAGGGATATCGTTTAGCGGAATGGCTTGAATCCCAGGAGCTAACGCTGATAAGTCAATCTGTGTCGCCGTACTCATTCCAGTCGCAAGGTAACTGATGACGCCACTTCCACCCTCCGCAAGAAGGGTATGAGTGCGTCCAAGCCTGAAATCCTCATCCCAGGACAGGGTTGCTCCTGCTGTAGAGCTTTGCATTACAGAAATGTCAGGAGAATCGCCACCGTAATAAGTCCCTACGAACCCGTTTGAAGTAACCGCATTTGGGTTGATTATGCTGCCGTTTTTCGAGTTGGTAGTATCAGCGCCACCGAAAGACAGATAACCCCACCCAATCGGGCCACTTGAAACATTCGGCGCGCCATTTTGATAAATAGACCAGAGTCGACGAGCACTACGCAGCGGATAGCGTGACGTATCTCGAGTGTAGCTATCACCCATCATAGGCCATGTTAATCTCGCGGTAAGCCCGGTTGCCCCAAAACTTAGTTTATTGAGCCGCTGATGAGTTTCCCGCAATCTCTCCAGTCCGAAATAATCTGGAGTGTCCACATCCACATGTGTATCAATACTAACGGGCTCACCATGCGGCAGCGTGCTTTTCACCTTATAGCTGAATGATTCGTACGTTGATGGCGCGCTTCCTTCCTCTAGCTGAAATCCAGAAATATTTGCTAAAGCAAGTGTCACACGCACATACGCCGCATTAGATGGAGTTGTGAATGTTGTTGTGCTGGCGAGAGTGGAGATAAACGCTTTATCCGCATCATAAATGTTTATGAAGCGCATGCTTTTATTTCCTACATACCCTGTTGATGCTTTAACTGGAAGATAGTCAGAAAATTTATATGTCGTTCCACCTGGAACAACAAAACCATTCTCATCGATATAACCAGCGGTCAGTGTATAGGGGTTATAAATATTCTTTCCAGCATTGAACAGGCCAATACTATAGATATCTGGCTCATTAACCGGATACTTTAACCCATCACCGTCAAGCGAAGTTGCTGCCGTGAGTGAGTAAGGCTCGTAGGCCGTCATCTTACTTCCAACCTCAATCTGGAAGTAATCAATTCTCGCAAGAAGCACTGAAATGCGAAGATATGCCGCAGAGGAAGGTACTGCGAACGCCCCATTTTGATTCTGGAGAGACGACAGCCATGTTTTATTGGCATCATAAAAGTTAATATATCGCGCTGGCTGAGAAGGCCTCAATGTTCCGCCGGCAGTGACTTTAATGTAGTCTGAGACAAAGTAAGTTGAGGCAACGATTAGCTCCCCATTTTCATTAATGGCGTATCCCTGCGTTGCTGTTGCCTTGTTAAACTGGTTTTTCCCAGGAGTTACTCCCATTATTTTTTTGCTGAAACTGGCGTTCCATCAGGTAGAGTTTCAGAAATATATTCACGATAATATTTAAACGCGGTTTTTAATGGCCCTGCCTCTATTTGCAAAAGGGTTTTGGAGTCAATTCCTCCAGTGATACGTATATAACGAGCGTTTGATGGTGTTGTGAACTGCGTGACAAAAGTTAAATAGCTTAGTAGGTTATTCTGATCATCGAAAAAGTGTACAAATCTCAAGTTGTAATTTGATGCCACCTGCATTGCAGGACTTACCATCATGTAATCAGAAAGGAAATATATCGGGTTGTCACTTATAACACCCTGTTCATTCAGGTATTTTCCATCCAGCGAAGTGCGATAGTTATAGATATTTCTACCAGGAGAAAGAATGTCATTTTCGGCGATGAAGGAGTAAACATCGTCAATAGCCTGTTGGGAAGGCATTTTTCTGCCTGTGGACTCAAGCGTCCCATCATTGTTGATGTACTCATCAGCAAGGGAGCTACCATCGGCATTACGGACGTATGTTGTTGTGCCTGATGGAATATTGGCAATATCAGCCTGGGCTTCTGCAAGCGTCATGTACTGGCGACTGAGGGGGATCAGGTTCTGCCTGATGCCATCGACGGTGTAATGCTCACCTCCGAGGCGATCAACATATTTTGCTTCCGTGCTGGTAACAAATTCATCAATTTTCCCGGCGTTAAATTTTATATCTCGCGTCGTCTCACTCGGTACGGGTAGCTGTGTTGGTGTGGTAGCCATATTTATTCCAATAAAAAACCCGGCACGGTGGCCGGGTTGTAGTGATGGGGGGGAATTTACTGATAAATCTGGTCGCTGTACTCTGCGAGTTTAAGAGCGGTGGTGCCGTCAGAGCTTGGGTTTTTCTCTGTAATTACCCACAGGGTAGAGTCCAGCTCTTCCGTTGTTGCGATAGCGTATCTGGAGGGGGACTGCACATCATAACCATCGAAGAAGTTGAGCTGCATATCCGGCACTGGGGCAACGAAGCCGAAGGCCTTATCATCCCGGGGAGTTGCTGCGAACCTCTCCGATGGATTGCCAAGATAATCCGTCACAACAACAAACATACCGCCAGAGAAATTGATACGCTCGCTGGTTTCAAAGGTGTTGCCGGAACGGGAAACGACATAGCCACTTTGCTGATTATTATCGTAGGTGTCCGGTATCTGAACCATATCGCCCACGTTGACCCACTCACCATCACCGAGGGCTGTTATAGCCGCATTCATTCGTGAATAAATGAGCCTCAGGCACTCCCGCTTTGCCCGGTAATCAGCCTGGAATGCATTCCGTATATACAGCATCTCGAACTTCTTCGCTTTAACCGGCTGCCCCAACTCTACGCCACCGTTTCTGACCCGGTATCGTATGTAATCCTGCTTGTTTGTGGTTGGGTTCCTGTACTGAACCTCCACGCCGTCATAATCACCCGGGAGGCTCATGTCGTAGCTCAGTGAGTAGCCATCCGCCTTGGTATTCGTCCGGTTAAAGACCGTTACCGGTTTGTCACGCTTCTCATCGAGAGTGAAAGAGAGCACGCCGTCATCCCAGTAAACGCTGACGCAAGCCGCATCGCAGATGGTCTCCATGCGAGAACCCAGCGACAGGTCCTCATCATCAAACGTGTAGTCGAAATAACCAAGGCGCCCGTCAATCGCATCGATGCGGGTCTGAATTTCATACAGCCCATAGATGTCTATCGACGTTTCCGCTTGCCCCCCGACCATCAACCAGTTAAAGAGAGCGATGTCCGCAAATTTCCTCGAAGCCCTCAGCGTGTAGTCCACGGTCTGGGTTGCAAGGTCGTAGCTGATTACGTAGCGATTGATAAGAGCGTTATATTTCCTGTCCCTGGAGCTGGTAGCCTGCTCAGTCGCCTGAACTGTGATGGTCACAATGGTGTCATCAGGGTACGTGACATTAATGCGTTGTCGAACAATGTGGATCATCTCAATTTTCATTATTGAGTGATCGCTGCTGGTATTCGTGCGCTTTATTTCAACAGCGTATCGCCCAACCCCCGCCAGCGGAGTGAATTTATACGTACCGTAAAAGGTGTCGCTTTTCCCGGTGAAGTTCTCCTGTCGCCGGGTGAACGTCTCTGTAGTACCCGGGATTTGAACGTTATCGTCGTCCACTTTCCAGAACGTGATATCTGCGACGGCATAGTCACCATCGCCGTGCCCCAGCTGCGATTGCAGGTGAACCCACAACTCACTGCCTTCCACCGGGGAGAAGAACGGGCCGACAGTCAGAGGTTCGTTGTCATTGAGCGTGAAAATGGTGGTATTTACTACCGCGTCTGCGGGCGTTTCATCGTAATCCTTCCCGCTGAGGTTACCGAAGGTGAAGTTATAGAAATAATCCGGGTCTACCAGGGCACCATCATCTGTGGTCGTTGCCTCCAGCAAATCACCGTAAAGGGTTATATCTTTCGTTACTGGTCCATTCACGGTGCTGTAGGTGATGTTCACGATGAAGGATACAGCGTGTGGCTTTGCCAGGTCATAGAAATAGTTAAAATCATTATTCCGCGGGATCGTAACCTTTGCCTGCCCAGCCAGAAAACTCCCGGAGGTCACGCTCGTTGTCGTTGCTGTTTCAGCCGGGAAATCATCACTCTCGTTGGGACCCGGTAGCTCCTGGCCGTCAACATCATCGAAAGTGAATCCCTCTTCGATTTGGGGGATGTTCTCACCCGGCTGGTAGACTTGATATGAAGCCCCGGCAAGAGCCCCAAGATTAGACTCAGAATAACGAACTGAGCTGACGTCATACTTTCCCAGCCCGAAATTCATCCATTCCGTAACTTTTTTATTGTTACTGACGTATTCGAAAATAGACTGCTGAATCAGGTCCGGAAAGGAACGGATAAGACCGAAGTTATCCGGCCTCGCCTCTCCATTTCTGGCGATGTTGGTTTGCCCTTTCAGGCTGTTATTGGGTGATGTTTTGCTGTTGCCGGCTGCTGCGTTGGTATTCGGCTGTTTGATTAAACTACTGAGTACTTTCTGTGTGAATTTAATCGGGTTGAAGTGTTCGAGGGGGTTAAGAAGCGTGCCGACCAGTCCTCCACTCTTTGGCTGGTCATAAATGATGATACGGTCATCATCTGCCAGCGCAAAACCTACTTCATCGTTATCCTGCAGCTCTTTCCCGTTGACGTTAACCCTGACATCGGAATGCAGCGCCGACTCAGACAGCCAGTCGCTGAATATCACCCCCGCAGGTACTTTCACGCGTTCTTTCGGCAGACCCGGAACGCGCTGAATCTCGATTATCGGCATATGAGTAAAATTCCACTCTGGTGAATAATTTCTGGATGGTGCGGATGTTGTCAGACCGGATATGCCCGTTTTCGCCGCGGCTGTGCAATGCGCGACCATTAACGATGAGGCCGACATGAACCGGCTGCGCTCCGTAGTAGGCAACAAACATGTCGCTTTCCGTGAAAATATCCCCGCGCTGCCAGTACAGAATTTCATTAAAGAAGCAGGTGGCGAAGTCGCTGTCGGCCTCGTACCCGGGCACATCGTGAAGCTCTATCCCCAGAACGTGCCGGTAGTAAAGCACGATGAGCCCCCAACAATCCGCACCGTCGAAACTGCACGCACGGTTGAGCCAGGGCTTACCCTCCACCCGTTGAAGAAAATCATGTTTAAGCATTTTGCAGTCCTGGGAACTCTTCGATGTTATAGAGGCGACCAACGTTATTATTCAGCGGGTTTTTCAGCGTCAGTGAGCATGTAACGTCATCGGCGTCCATTGATACATCAGACACGTACAGCGTCCACGGTTTAAGCGGTGTATTCATGTCGGATGAATCAAAACGCTGATACGTTGCCGATATTGGGGTTATCCTGTCCGCACCACGCCAGAGTTTCAGTTTCTGTTTGAAGTCCAGTGCCAGCCGTCCGAATTTAACTGTGCTGCTGATTACCGGCGTGCTGCTCTGCTGGCTTTCGACGATTTCCATGTTGCACGGTGTGTAAACCTGTCCCACGAAGGTCTTGGGAAATATCTGCTTATCAACCAGTCTGATATCTCCAAAGACCGGGCTGGAGAAGGTCATGGTGTCGTAAAGAATACGGTTTGGACGCCTACTCTTAATCTCTCGAAATGTCGGCATTATGGAATCCTCGGGATGCTTTCCGGGTCGCGGTCATCTGGATAACCCGTCACGATGATGTCGAGCCATGAGCCCCACGGTGGCGGCAGCTCAACGATGATGTCGTCGAATTCATCGTCAGCGTTTTTAAGCTGTCGACAAATGACATTCCCACTCCAGGTGAATATCGAACCGCTCTGAGACCACGTAGGCCAGGACAGAAAATGCAGTTCCTGTATCTCTATTCCCGTGTCACCGGTTCCGGTACCGAGCGGCATCGTGAACCACTGATTACAGTTATCGAGATAGTTTGGGCTTCGAAGCCACTGCATAAAGGCCCGGTGCTGGTCTCTGGTGAATATCCACTGTAAGGAAAAGGAGGTTTTCAGGTCATCAGTGAGTCGCTGGAATATCGGCGCGCCAACTTGCGGATTATCGACACGGAATCCGGTGTCCGGTGTCGGTGTCTTCCCTTTCTGGGCAAGTGGCAGCCAGTCAGGGTATGGAATAGCCATTTTATCTCCTTACTCTGTGGCCTTTCGTGGTGCCTGGTGATAGGTGCTAATGGCCTGATCTATCGGGCCTCCATTTCTGATATCAGCGATAATGGCCTCAATAGATACCATGTTGCCATTTTGCGTGGCCCGCGCATCAAAAGTGTGAGTTCCAGAAGAGTAGTCATTGAACTGTATTGAAACCTGAATCTGTCCGCTGCCACTCAGTTCTTTATTGCTGATGACTGAGCCATTATCTCCGGGGATCATGTACTGGCTGCCATTGCTGGCTTTGTAGATTTCAGGCATGCCGCCCTCGCCTACCTGGTACATCGCGCCCGCAGAGACTGGCCCGCCGTTTTTGCGCTTACCAGCCAGAGATGACCCTACAGCAAGGGCAGCAATCAGCGCGCCCAAGCCAATCACTGCCGCGCCACCGAAGGAACCGATGGATGCAACCAAGGCGGCCGGAGTCCATGCCGCTGTAGTCGCTGTCGCTGATGCTGCACTGGCTGTCGTGGTGGTGGCCAATGAACCGACCTGCGCCGCAGTCGTGGTAGCGATTGCTGCATTCTGAGCCGTTGCCCCCATGATTGCGGATTTAGCCTGCTGGATACCCATTTGCACGAACGTGTTGATCACATCGTTCAAAATGGTGTTACCGATAGACTGGAGCGCATCAGAGGCTGACATGCTGCCGGTGATTATTCCGGTAAGAGCATTAGATGCCTGGGCACCAAATGCATCGACCGCAGCACCCAGCGCCTCATAGCCCACACTCTGCTGGGTAAACAGAGCCCATTGCGCATCCGTCCTGGCTTTTTCGTACTGCATATCAGCTGCATTTTTCAGCATCAGGGCCTGGTTGTGAGCAATAACACCTTGCTGCTCATACTGCTGAATTAGCGCAAGTTGCTGAGCATGCTGATTAGCCAGGTTCTGAACCGGATCCACATCTCCAGCGGCCTGCTGCTGCGGTGTTACAGCCTGTTGAGAACGGATTTTCGCGAGATTGGCCTGGTGCTGAGCCTCCAGTTGCTCACTGGTTTGGTCATACTGCTGCTGGGTGATTTTTTTTGCGGCCAGTGCAGTCTGTAAGTCTTTTACATCCTGCGTGTAAGATGCATTTTCTCTGGCTTCAGGTAGCAGTTTTTCAGCCGCAGCCTGAGCCCTGATGGCGTTAGCCGTATCCCACTTTTTAGCCGCATACTGGGCAGCAAGTGCGAATTGCTCCTGAGTAGCTCCTTTGCCGAGCGAAAGCTGGGCTGTTAAAATAGACTGCTCTCTGCTTAATTCCTGAGTTGAGCTAGCTGCCAGTTCCGATTGCTGTTTCAAATTAGCCAGTTTTTGGGCAACTGACTCCGCCGAGGTGGCAGATCGCTTATCCTGCTGCTCTCCCTTTCGTTGAGCGTCCTGTCGATCCTCCTCCGCTTTTTGCAGGTCAAAGTTTTCGCCAGCAAGGTTCCCTGCCTTGGATATCTGATTGGGGTTATCCGTAACCTTGGCTGCCTGCATCCTGGCTTTTGTTACGGCCCTCTGCCGTTCATCCTGAATTTTCAGTAACTCGTTCTGCTCTTCGAGATTCAGAATTACTTTGTCGCCATCAGCGGTAGGAGGAGAAACTTGCAGTGCTTTGGGATTGAAATTTTGTCCAGCCTGGTTTGCTCGGTTTATTTCGTCAGCAGTGTTTCCAAAAGCCTTCGCAACTGCGTTCTGGACCTGTTCAAGGGACCAGCCCTTTTGAATAAGTCCATCATGCACACCCATTGAGGTGAGCATGTTGTTTGTCAAGGTCCTGCTCGCTTCTGATGCAGTGTCCTGAGTTAGCGCTAGTTTTTCCTGAGCGTTAGCAAGATCGCGGGATTTCCTAGCCAGTTGATCTGAAACCTCTGCCTGCTGACGTGTGAAATCGGCCCCCTGCCCCATAGACTCAGCTACGGCTTTCGCCTCTGGGGTAAAGCTACGATAGCGGGCATTAAGTGCATCCACCTCAGCCTGAAGTCCAGATAACTCATCTTTTTGCGCTCTGATTGATTCGTTCGCGTCGGCAATTGTTCCCCTTAACTGGGTGTTGTTCATTGCCTTCATTGAGGAGTTAACGCGATCAAGACTATCAGCAAAACGAAGGGCTTCTTCTCTTGCCTGCTGGGCTTTCTGCCAAAAGTAGAAAATTGCAGCCGCTGCTAACATCGCCGCACCTGCAGGACCTCCAATTAATCCTAACGCCCCCTTCAGCAGCCCTCCAGCTACAGATGCCGCCCTTGATGCTACAATCGACGCCTCCTGCGAGGCGATATATCTTCCATTAGCAGCTGTCGCCGCAGCCGTCGCATCCGCAGCAGCCAATCTTGAAGCGCTGACTTGGGCTTCCGCCTGAGCTATGGCTGAAGCTCTTGCTTGCGCTGTTGCGGTTTCAGCGGATGCCAGTCTTTGATTCAGCACCGTTGATGCTTGTTGTAGCTGAGCCATTCGAGTGGCTGTCGCGATACGCCCCTGATCTGTTATTTGTGCTTTCAGTCTTTGAGCTTCGAGCACTTTCTCAGACTCAATTTGCGCAATCTGGGTGCGTATTTGAGCGGCCTGAGCCTCCGCTAATTGAACCTCAGACGCTACCGAGGCCTTAGTGGCTCTTAGCGTCGCAAGACGTCCCTCAGAAAGGTTCAATGCGGTAATTGTCGCGGCCTTTTCAACTTCAGCAAGACGTAATTTAGCGGCTGCCTCAATTTCTGTATCTTTGGCTGCAACGGCAGAAGCCTTGCTCTGGGCTATTGATGCAGCAGTGTCTTGGACTTTTGCGGCGGTAGCCATTGTTATCGCGCCAACATATCGACTCCCCATGATTCCAGCAACAATGATAAGAGCTCCGCTCAGCACCTCAAGATTTTCACTTACAGAAATAACAGAATCTCGAAACCCAGCAGCAAATGACTTAACAGTGGAATTTTCGCCAAAGAACTTAGTTACGTTATTGCCAGCAACCTGTAATCCCTTGGCGATCGATACGGTGGTGTTGGCAAATTCTTTACCTATTGCATCCCCTTGAGACAGGAGGCCTTTAACTACAACGTCTGTTGTCAGTTGCCCTTGAGCGGCCATAGCCCTTAACTGACCAATAGAAACGCCCATCGAATCAGCCAAAGCGACCATGAGGCGGCTGCCTTGCTCTGACACTGAGTTAAACTCTTCGCCGCGCAGAACGCCTGAAGCAATACCCTGCGACAACTGAATAATAGCGTTTTCAGCTTCCTGAGCAGTTGCACCGGATACCGCAAATCCTTGGTTGATAATGGTGGTCAGACGGGTTAAATCTTCTGCGCTGGTGTTATATGTTCTGGTTCCGCGCTCAAGCCTAGCGTAAAGAGTCGCCGTACCGTTCAGGGATGACTGGGTTGCCTGCGAAACATCAAAGATCCGCTGCATGACTTCAGCCTGACTCTCTCCCGTGCGCACCGAGTTAGCAACTTTGTTATTCAGCTCAGTCCAGGCGTCGGAGTAACTTGCAACCTGCTGCACAGACAGCGCAGCCAGTAATCCCTTGGCAACACCAGAGAGGCTGGACATTGTCCTCTCCATAGAGCCAATGGATCGCTCTGTGCGGTTAACGCTGGCTTCAAGGCGGCCCATGTTTCCACTTAACCCGTTAAGTGCCGCATCAACTTCCCGGCGAGCTGCCAGTAAGCGCGAAGTATCCATATCAACTTCGTAGAAAATGCTGCCAGCATTAATAGTTCCAGCCATATAACTTTCTCCGGGAAATAAAAAACCCCGCCGGAGCGGGGTTTGGTTATCTTGATTGGACTATGTTTTTATTTTATGGCGCCTAAAATTATAAGTAAGAATATCAGCAATATCCCTGCACCAATCCACTGCCCAATGGAATTGGCCGCCTGTTCTTTCTCTAATATTTTATTATTTATTTTATTCGTTTCATCGTCTACAGCCCTTGCTGCTGCATTCATTTCCTCAACATACACTTGGGACATCTCAACCTGAGCCTCTATGGGTGCAGAGGAGATGAAATTATTAAATTGGTCGGACAAATCCAGCGAAGCTGTGTGTGGATTTCCGCCACTTGCGATAACAGATTTAATTTCCATATTAATCAAAGACACAACAGCCCTCAACCTTTCTCTGTTGGCGGAATATCTCTTCCCACCTCCAGGGAGGTCAATTTCTTTGTAATAATCCTCAGCAGTGCCAGGTATCTCAATTGCCATATCCAAACCCCTGGATTATCAGTCAGCCCAGCCTGTCTTTGTATTAATGGCCGATTCAGCCATCGTATACTTCGCTACAACATCGTCTTTAAACAGGATTGTTAACTCTTTTTTGGTCCCGTTCGTTCCGTTGTGGAAGAGACCATAGAAAGGGATGAAGGAAGTACCATTCACCTTCACTTTTGCAAATGAGTACTTCCAGATCTCATTCCCGCCGTCGGTATAAGACACGTTATCAGGCGATCCGAAGGTGTTCTTAACCTCTGCCTTGGTGGTTTTTCCTTCCTGAAGCTTTGACTGGACGCTTGTTTCTGACTCTTTGCTGAGCTGCTGATTTCCTGATGAAGCACAGCCAGCCAGAGTTAAAGCAATCGCAGTTGCGATAAAAATTTTCTTCATTTTATATAATCATCCCAATGGTATTGTCGGGATAAATCCTAACAGGGTTGCTTCTGGCAACAAACCCACAAATTTGGTCGTTATCGCGGCTTTTCTTTCCCCATCATCGCCTGCCAGCGGCGATCGTCTTCGTCCATAACCGCATCATACTCGTCCCTGGTGAACCCTTTTTGGTTCGGGTATTTGGCGTTGAGCATTAATGCAAACTCCGTCATCGTCAGGTTCTCAGCCTCTTCCCGGCTTATACCGAAGTGATTTCGTGCCGCCATGATGTAGTCAGTGGCGCGAAACTCCGACGTGGTCTCGTTGCTTTCATGGCGCTGCAACTGGCGAATCTTCGCCTTACCGACAATTCCGTGCGTCATCAGGTTTTGCGCGATGATAATCATATCCTCCGGTGGCAGACTGCCCGGCCGCCAGACGAAACCGCGTTTTCGCCCTTTCCCCGGACGCATCCAGCCGACCAGATCACCTATATCATCGTCGCAGCACGCCGTAAGCACGGTGTGAGCCGCCATGATGGCTTTGCGGGTAAGCAGGCCGCTCTGTATATATCGCAGCACGCAAACCGGAAGTCGGCTGTACTCGTCGCGGATATAGGCCTCTGCTGCGCGCTGCACTAATGGCGTGACGTCATCGCTGAGCAGGTCATAGAACGTCTGAACGATTTCAGCCGGCTCACCTATGCGCGCCATAGCCCTGAATGACGGCCGGAAAAAGAATTCCCGGTCATCGGTACCGATAAGGCATTCGCCCAATTCTTTAATGGGGGTCATAGTCGCTCCATAAACAGTATCAAGGGCGCAGAACGCCCTTTGTACTATTCACGACGTGGTTAGCTGATCGTGACCGCGCACGCCACCGAGATGATTTTTACCGGCGTCGCTGAGGAGTCAGTGACCTCACAGGTGTAAACCCCGGCGTCACCAGATACGGCGCTCGCTTTGTTAAACGTTGCAGTGGTTTGCCCGCTGACGACGGAGCCGTCTTTTTTCCACACGTAGGTGTATGGAGACGTGCCGCCTTCAACCACTACCGCCATGTTCAGAGCAGACCCGGTAGCGACACTTTTGGTAGAAGGAAGGTTGGTAGTGAACGCCAGTGCCGGCGGAGCGACTTCAAACACGACAGTGTCGGCGTCGTAGACCTTCCACTCACCGGAGAAGGTTGAAATGTCGGAAGTGCCGAAATCACCCGACCATGAAGTGGTGTTGAAGTACCCCATGATGTAGGTCCCGGCATCCTCGCCCACAAAGTCGAAGCGGACCCAGACCGTAGGCTGGCGGCCGGCCTGCACTTCATCGAAAATATATTTCGAGATAGCAATGGCGCCGATTTCAGTCGTTTTATCCTGCTTACGGAATTCCCCTTCCCCGGAGATGGTGAAATCCATGTTGTTGACCAGGTTCTCAACCAGACCTTTCGTATCGTCAGCCTCAGAGGTGACGGTATTCATGGAGTAGTCGAAACCTTTCGTGGTTAGCGCGCCCAGGCGTTTCCATTCGGAAAGGGCCGGAACGGTATCAGCACAGCCAAAAGCCATGCGTAGCACGGCCACCTTACCAATCAGCTTGCCGGTATCATTAGCACAGCCTTGCATGTGTACCTCTCAAATAAAAAAGGCCGCCAGATGGCAGCCTGATGGTTGATTCTGGCGATTATTCGCCGTATGTGCAGGAGACGAGCAGCCGGGTTACTAACCGGCCCTCTTCGGTGGGGATCGGTGCCGGAACGTTGCCGACAAGACTCAGGGCGCCGACGCAGTCATCGGCACCCGATTGCGCACTGATATGCTCGACGATGGCGTTCACCGCGGCGTCCGCAGCATCTGGATTCGCTTTCGAAGAAATGACATCGACCATCACGTACCAGTCGCCGCCGCGGTCGTACTCGATATTGGTGCCGCCGGAAGGACGAAACACGATGAACTGATCGGCATCCTTGCCGGTGTCACGCCATTGCCGCCATTGCACCTTAAACCCCGCGGCAAGCCCTTGAGCCACAAACAGGTCCTTCAGGCGCATATACATCGCAGGTGTCATAGCGAAAGCTCCTTTTTAACCGCGGCGTCAATCTGGCTGCGGGTATCTTCGAAGCCCTTCGTTAAGAACTCTTTCTGCGCCGATGCGCGCCTGAAGGTCTGCTTAACTTCCGGGTCGTGTACGAACACGGCATAGTTAGCCGTGTAGCCAACGCGACCGGTCACCCGCACGCCGTTTGACGTGATTTCCCGGAACTGGCTATTGATTAGCGTCGACGTATCGATCGGGGTGTAGAGCGCCGCCTGTGCGCTACCGATGAGCATCGCAGACTGCAACGCGCGCACAACCTTGCGCCCCTGGACGTCTTTGATGATGCGATCAAGGTTGGCCTTGGCCTGGCGGATGCCGCGAACTTTAGCGCCCATAAGGTAACTCCAGACGTGAAAAAGGCCGCCGAAGCGACCTTATGTTTTGATGCTGAGTGAGCAGCCCTTTGCGTATATGGCAATGGCTAATTGCTCTCCCTTTAACACCCCGCCCGGGATGACTACGCAACCCTTGCCCACTCAGCAAACCCACTATAATAGAGCCATCATCTATACGCCAGTAAGGATGGCATAGTCATCTGCAAGACGCTCGAACGTATCGGCGTAGCGAATAACCTGCCGTATCTCATCGGCCTCATCCGGCGGGGCAGTATCGGTTGACGCACCAATAAGGATGTAATCTCCCTCTTTTGCCTCTGCGTATTCACTCCATATCGTGTTTTTGACCACGATTTCCCGGCCAAGGTCACCGATTTTCGCAGAGAGTCCACCCTGGTAGTCGCAGAGAATGGCGATCGGCATTTCCCATCCGTACGGCTGACCTCCGCCGTCGGTATCACTACCGTCGGCATCGCGTATGCGCCGCCAGATTGTCGCTGTCGCCGTGTAAGACCACGAAGCTATCGAGCTCAAGGTTACTCCCTCCGCTCATCACCGACTCGCTTTTTAAGCAGCCCCGCCACGTCGATGTCGATATCGTAATGGATAGGTCCAGCGTGGATTGCTTCTTCCGAACTGACCCGGTCAATCTCAAACCATTCGATATTCAGCGCATTGACCTGCTGGCCATTCCCTACAGGGACAAAAAGGCCAACGGGGTCGCCGCATTCGAGCTGCAAGTAACGCTCGATAGCGATTGGGGCAACCACTGATTCGCGAAACGTCCTGACCTCACCGTCAACGCGATAAATCACCGTCACGTTTAACGCGCCAATCATTCTTTTTGCATTCGCCATTTTCACTCCTTCCATCGCAGCACGATTGCGCCTGCAGCCTGTATGCGAGGGCAGTTAATCATCCACTGTCCCGCGCCGTTAACGTAAGCCGTGGTTTGTTCGCCGGTATCGGTCATGACCCACACCCGGGTAAAAGTGCGCGGCAGCCGCTGCTGAACTGAAATCCAGGCCATTACTTATCCCCGCACATGCAGCCGCCTTTGCCGATCCAAATCCCCGCAAAAGCAGGCGTCGCCGTAGGGTCGGCAGGAATCAAGCCGGCAGCGCATCCGTATTTATCCAGGCCGCGAAGGAGGTTTACAGAGGCCTTCCATCGGTCTGAAAATGACTGGTACCGGAAAGAGCGAGACGCTCCGCTGGGCGCTGTCTGGCTGGAAATGTACTTATCTCCACTCCCTAGCCCCATTAGAGCCAGCAAGTAAAGCTGAATGAGCAACGCAGTTGATGTTGGATAATGCGCATCGAGACATTCCTGAATGCTGTTTGCCTGGTCAATGAACGCCTGCAGGACAAAGTCGGGGATCTCGATGCCCTGCCCGCTGAGGTATTCCTTAGCCCGTTCGAGAGTGACCATTATCGACTCCGTGAGAATTAAGCCCCGCTTTCACAGGGCGTAAAAAAACCGCTTTCGCGGCTATTCTTCTTCGCTTTCTGCTTTACGCTTCCGGCTTGTTTTGGCCTCTGGCGTCGCGGGGGTTAAATCCCCTTCACTAATCAGCATTACGTGTGGCTTTAATGAAGGGTGCAACCCCTCCATTTCAACCACCTGACCAGCGCTTACGCCATGCCACGGCTTAATGACCTGGTACTTAGCCATGCCATCCCCTTACGCCAGATTAGCGCCGTACACAACGCCAGACAGGCCCTGCTCGTCTGCGGTGATTTGCAGACCTTCGGCAGACATAATCTGGAAGTTGTAGTTAACGTTAGGCAGTGGGCGCGGCAGTGGAACAATGCCAACGGCCATGCCAACCAGCGGTGAAATGACGTCCTGACGGCGCACATATGCGATGAACTCGTTTCCGCTGAGGGCGAAGGTAGGACGGACTTCACGAACCGGTGCGAACGGCAGGACAGCCTGCAGGACGGTTCCGCTAACTACACCGTTGACGACATACGGCTGCGCGAGGTTAGCCCAGATTTCCGGGGATACCCACATCACGTCGTACGCTGCAACTTTGTTAGCACGGGCCAGAGTGCCGAACGCACCTTTACCGAAGAACTCAAACAACTGAGTCATGGTGGCTGTGGTCAGGTCAAGGTTTGCACCACCGGCACCAGAGCCAAGGTTCAGCTTTTTGGTGTTGCGGTGGTTCTTGATACCTTGTGCCGGGTAGGACTGCACCTGAATGTTGGCATCTCCGTTCAGGTAGTAGTTAACGCGCTTCTGGTTGAATTTGCGCATCTTCGCCATCTGCGAATCCAGAACCAGGTCAATGCCGACCGAGTTCATGCCAGCTGCATGGCGCCAGTTAACACCGTAACCCGCGGTGAATACCGGGATCGGGTCACCATCGCTGGCGTATTCAGTGTGGTCGAAGGAGAACGGCGCCTGGCCGTCAATGCTGACAGAAACATCATCAGCGATATCGCCGACAACGTTATACAGTTTCGCGGTTTTGCCGACAGAAAGGACAGTCTGCACGCCGATCAGGTCGTTAACGATTTCAATCCCTACTTCCTGATCGCGCAGCTGCAGCACTTGACGGTCAATTTCAGCCCAGAAGTCGCGAGTAAACCCGCCTACTGCGTTACAGGCCAACATTTCCGGCGTCATAATCGCGCGGTTAGCCGCAATAATGGAATCGTTCTGCAGGTTCCACATATTGCGGTTAGCCCACAGCTCGTTCCAGTGACCACCAAGGCGGGAGTTAGTCGCCAGCGTCTCTTTGGAGAAATACATATCTGGTTATCCTTTTGTTATGCGCCAGCGGCAACGGTACCAACGCGCATACGCACGCGGATGTAATCGGTGGTACTTGCAGCGACGGTGTATTCGTCCTGGCTGTAGCCGATCACCGAGTCAGTGTCAGATGTCGCAAGGGTGAATTGGCCAGCGGTGCCAAGCTTGATCGGGCTGTCTTTCTTATACGCACCCGGCAGGCAGCGCAGAGCAAGTTCGCGGCCTTCTTCGACGTAGTTGCCTACTGCGGAGTCCCCGGACGGGATTGCTTCAGTGATGTTCAGGCCCTGGTGGTAACCGACATCAATGATGTACAGGCGGCCGGTTAGCGCGGTGGCCTGCGCAAACTTTCCAGATGAGTTAATGGTTGCGGCGGTACCAGGAAGCAACGCAGCGGCAGTAGTTCGGGTTTCGGTCTTGTACAGAGACTGACCGTCGATATTAACGCGACGATAACGTGCCATTATTGCGGCTCCTTATTTGAAATGTTCTTCAGCGGTCGGCGCGCCGGTTGTTTTATGCTGCTGACCTGCGTTAGTACCGAGAGCTGCAGCTTCACCCAGCGATTTGTACATCGCATCAAGCGCTTCGCCTGTCAGCGCATTCGCGACGATCTCACCGTGAACCTTCGCCACTGCATCACGCTTGGTTTTCTCTTCAGCGCGGGAGTTGGCGGTTAGAGTTTCCGCGAGTTTGTCCTGGTTGACCTGCAGCGCGTCAACTTTATCCGTCAGAGGCTTCAGCGCCTTTTCGGTATTGGTCGCAACAGCCTGGCCGATCATGCTGCCGATTTGTTCCAGTTCTTCTTTGGTTAAAGGCATGTCGCCCTCCTTTTGGTGGTTTGTTGCAGGCTGTTCCTGCGGTGTAAATAATGATTTGAACTTGTTAGCAACGACGGCGACCCACGACTCCTGCCGCTGCACTGCAGTTCCTGTGTCGTCAAAGGTGATTTTCCCACCCTCAGTGGAATAGCCGTAAACCTCAGCCTTGCCGCCGTTGCGGATAACCACCGCCTGAGAATCAGTGAAGTCTGCAATCCATGCGTATTCATCTGATCCCGGCGCAAACTTGGCTTTGGCTGCCCGATCAAGGCGCTGCTCGCGCTCCCGGTAAGATTCACCTACCAGCGCACCAGAGTTTGCTTTCAGCGGCTGCGCCATGTCAGCGTTAACCATCAGGCCGACACCCTGCTCAGGGGTGGCCGCTCCGACTTCGTGCAGGAGAATCGCGTCATGGTCCATGCTGTGGATCTTCGCTACCCACTCGACTCCGGTAGCGCGCTGCTGCTCGTTCGGTTCAAGCTGGTCGAGGAAAGCGGCCACGCTGGTATGAATCGGCGGAACTTCATCACCGCGCTCAATGGCTTCGACTCGCTCAAGCAATTCACGCCCACCCTCTGATTCTTCAGCGCGGGCGACATCAACCCACTTTTCCAGGTAGATGCGATTACCGGACTTCTTAACGTTGCGGTTCCATGCGCCAATGTGCCCGGCATTAATCCCCTCAGGTGAGAAAGCGGACACAAACTGACCATTAACCTGCGGATGACCGAGCGGTGCCAGGGTGCCTTCAAGCCCCTTATAGTGAGCATCAATTTCTGAAGCGGAATAGAGCCCACCATTCATAACAACGTTGGCTGGCAGCGTGTAGCTGGGAAGCACCAGGTGGTCGCGACCGTTGTAGGTTTCTCGACGGATCGACTGGCTGTTCACCCGGGTAGTGATGTTTACCTGAATAGGCATGAGTTACCCCTTAGACCAGGCATAACCGCGCGCCTGCATCGTTTTATATTCCTGTTTAAGTTTGGTGATGACGTCCGGATACACCGGGTTACCGCTGTCATCAACGAGCACAGACTGTTGGCTGCACTTGCAATTTGTGGAATTCGCATCCTTCGCGTACCATTCTCGAACCTCTTCATTTGTGTAGAGATGAGCATGCCGAGCGGCATGATTCCGGCGAGTTGTCGGAGACAGCGCAGAAATGTGAAGCAGTCTGGTTTTAAGGCCGTAGAGTTCCTGAGCTTCGTCGTCCTCGTCCCATTTGGCCCGCCGTAGCGCCGTGGTGACTTCTGTGCGCGCTATGCGGTTGGCTCGCCTTTTCTCTATGCCCACCTGCTCTGTCAGGTTCCGAGCCACTTCTCGCGGGTTGAGCCCACGGCCAACACCATCGGTCAGCACTCGCGCCATATCGCGCTTAACTTCAGCGGTAAGACCTTTCATTTCCTCAAACACGCGCGCATGTACCAACGCCATGCGCTGCTGATATGGGTGACTTGCGAGGATAGAGGCCAGAGATTCGCGACCGGCTGCATATGCCGGCGACTGCTGGCTTAGGTTGTAGAATGACTGCCCCGTCCCTTTCTCCGATGCCAGGTCGATGTACTCGTAAAACCACAGATCATAATCGCCACCCTCAAGCAACACCTGATCTACCAGGTAACTGGCATCGCTCAGAATGATGGAGAGTAGCGTTGGGTTTAACTGGTATTCGTATCTGGCGTTTACTGCGAGGGAGGACGGTATTTTGTCGAGTGCTGATTTGTACGCCTTGCCAATCTTATTCATCCGCCTGCCGAAGTCTTTCATTGCCCGGCGTTCCAGCGCGTCGGCTCCGGTCGGGTCCTGATAGTTACGTGGTAGAATCGGTGGCTTCGTCTTCTTCGCTACCATCCTCTTCTCCTAACGGCTCTTCGTCGTCATTTTCGTGACCAGCAGCCGTGCGAATCTCTTCGCGGGTAAACGCAGGATTTTCGCCACTACCCTGCATGGTCTGGTTAACCTCGCCCATTACTTTGGCGTTAGCGAGTTTTTCAGCACCGCTCTGCTCGTTTAGGTCATCCCAAATAACAGCTTTCTGGCTTACAGAGTCGATTATCTTCAGGTCGATAAGCTTGTCGCAGAAGTCCTCTATATCGAATGAGAGATCTACCCGGCGCGTCTGGCAGCGTGAATTGAAATATTTCTGGTCTTCAGTGCTCGACCGTTCTGCCTGCTGGTTGCCAACAAGAATTCGCGTCGGGATATCTACCCCAGCGGCGGCTGTTTGCAGGTTGACGTCATAGGTTGGTGACGGATCGGAAACCGGCGATACCAGCGAGGTTACGCTTGCTCCTTGCAGGGAAAGCAGCACGTCATTCCCTCGGTTCATCTCCCGCGCAGCTTCGTTAAACCGGTCCTGTAGCTCGTCAACGCTGACGTTGTACATCGACGCGAGGCTGCCGAAGTCGATCTCTTTGTCAAAGCTTAAGGCTAACTGGCGCGCGGCGTTCTTCAGGAATGACTCACCAGAACCACCTTCCACTTTCTCAAGGCTGACAAAGGCGTTATAGGATGGTTCAAGGAAGCCGATCGCATCGTCGGTATAGTCACCAAGGATGAATACCCGGTCAGGATGGATATTGACGCGGCGGCTCGCACCGTTAGGCAGCCTTTCCGTGTACTGCCACATCTTGGGCAGACCGTAGGTCTTCGAATTAAGGCCGGTATCCCATTCGCCCACGGTGAGAGAGCCAGCCCAGGCAACGGTTATTTTCTCAAGCCCGCGCCCTCTTGTTACCGGTAGATTCCAGTCCTGATTATCGCGAACATGCAGCAGAATGCCGGCATACTTGCCTACCAGGCGGCGGCGATCTGCCTCAGCAAACGAGCGCCAGAACCGGTTAGTGAATACCTGTTTCGCCTGCCTTTCCCATGCGGTTTCTTCTTCGCTTTCGTCGGCGTCGTCACCCTCGATAATTTCCGGGTTGGTCTGCCAGCATTTACCGACAAGTTTCTCTACCGCACCGTGAGCGATGCCACCGCGGCGATATAGCGAGTACAGGTTGTCGTAAGCGATCTGCTCTGGGAAGCCATATTCGCACCACGCAGAGCCACGCTTATTGTCCAGGCCCATAGTGGGATTCAGCATCCCCATACGGGCGCGCGCCATCCGCGCATCGTTCAACGCATGGTTGACGGCGAGAGTTAATTTGTCAGTCATGGTTTGTCCGTTGGTTAGCGAAGACGTTTCGGAATCATCATCCCCATAGGCTGCGATCCATTCAGTTCAGTCAGTGCGTAAACCATCGCGTCGAGGCGGTCAGGTGATTTCTTCGCGGTGGCGGGGATGTATTCCATCAACTGGTTCTCCAACACGTAGAGATTGCCGTGATTTGCCACGCGCCCCTGTTCGTATAGCGCAGAGATTGGTTCAGCTCGAGCATATTTCCCTTTACTGGCATGGACACGGATGATGCGACCTTTAAACCCGGCGTTGCGGAGCGTCTCCTCCGCCATATCGCCGCCCTGGTTCGTTTCAATGACTATCGCGTCAGCTTCGTGCTGCTCATAAGCCGATATGGCTTTCTTGGCCCACCCAGCAGGTGAATATTTGCCGCTGTAATCTCCATCCACAGAGAACTGTTTTTTGTCACCGGCACCATATGAACTGGCAACAACAATCCCAGTTTCATCGCTTTCGTCGCTATTAGTTGCCTGTGGGTCAATGGCGACAACTGTTCGAACCTTATCGTGATGAATTTGCAGATCGCGAGCCGCGCTGATCATCACCTCTGTCCACAGGGCTCCTTCAGCATTAAACCTGCGTGGCTTCTGCATATACTGCGCTTCGGCAGTGCGTCTGTGAGAGAACAGAGATACGCGGTGCGATTCGTTATGCTTAAACGGCCATAGCCAGCCATCGGGCAGCCCGTGGTCAATCGGTATAGCGTGGATGTTTTCAGGGTACTGCGCAGCGTATGGCTGGCTATTGTCGATAATCACCGACAGATTCAGGTGATGCCACTTTTCCCCACTCCCGCCACGCAACAGATAGCCGCTCAGGTCGTGGTAGTGGATACGCTGCATAATTACGATTATCGGCGTAGTTTCGATCGCCAGTCGTGATTTGATTGTCTCGTTAAAGCGGTTGTTGACTCCGTTACGAACGATATCCGAATAAGCATCGTCAGGTTTAACGGGATCATCAATAATCAGTGCGCCCTGCCATCCGGGCTCCATATGCCCGGCACGAAAGCCTGTAACCTGCCCTGCAGCTGACGACGCGTAGACTCCGCCGCCGTGCTCGTTCCACCACATCGCCTTGCTGTCGGCATCGTCGCGCAACTCCATCGGCCACATTGCCTGATAGAGCTTTGACTTAATCATGCCACGCGCAGTTGAGGAGTTCAGCAGCGCAAGGTTGTGCGAATAGGATAGGTGCATGAAACGGGCGCGCTTATTCAGCGCCAACCCCCGCCCCATCATGTTGATGGTTGCCAGCTCTGTCTTTGTGTAGCCTGGAGGAACGTTGATGACCAGCCGCGTAATCTCGCCACTAATAACCCGGTCGAGCGCGCGCTGTATCGCCAGGTGGTGCGGCGCGATGATCATCTTGCCGCCGGTGCGCTGCTTGAAGAAATAGCGGGAGTAGTAAAGCCCGTCCTCTTCACACTCTATCTTGCGGGCAAAGTTCCGCTGCTCAACAGTCGTCATCCTCCAGCATCTCCTGTCGAGCTTTCTTGTATTCGTCCTTCGTCAGGGTGGTCGATTCTATCGGGCCACCATTTGCGCCGGTGTGCTCAACTTTCTGCCTGTTGGTATATGCTTCACCAACCTCTTTCGCTGCCTGCTCCAGCAATTGCGCGGTCATGCCGATGTTCTTCATGTTCTCGGCATTCGTCGACATTCGCTGCAGGACGCGCAGACGATAAGCTTTATTCGCGATCGGGATGTCGGAGATTTCGTTGAGGAAGCGGTCGCGGGTGGCGTTGAACATATCAACCCATTTTTTGGCTAGTCCTTTTCCGCTTACTTTCGTCGGATCGTGCGACTCGACTTGCTGCGGGGTGACTCTTATCCCGTAATCTTTTTGGATGGCGTCGACCACAATCGACAGGGTGTCATAGCACGCAAGCATTTGAACGATGGCGGCTTTCACTTCTGGTTTTAGTGCAGCCATACATCACCATCCTTCCAAAGCATTCCAAATTTAAGCCAGCTTCAGCATGCAAGTCCCGCACGCCCTGGCAACATCGATATGAGCAACCTCCGCCGGCCTGTTCGCCGCATCAACCATTTCCTGCACGTCTTTGCTGGCGCCGTAACGCCTGACCACTCCAACGAATTCCTCGACGTCGTGGCCGCGAAGCTTCAGCACCGGCATTCCGGTCTCTTTGTTGAACTTCGGAGCGCCATAGTCATCGGTAGCCTGGGCGATGTGGTAAAGCTCATGCTCTACCAGTGCGCAGAACTCCAGATCGTTACATTGCTCGCAATAGTCGGCAGCCAGGGTGATGATGAACTTAGGTATACGGCCGAACCATTCATGCATCTGCTGTTCCATGCGGGACTTCTGCCAGCCGCCGGCGCGCATCATTACCTGCTCACACAGGCCCATCACAACGCGGCCACTTTTGGCGAATGCACCCGACGCCCACATAAACGCGATATCAGCGTCAGCGAGTGCATTAGCGAGGTGCTCGTGGTCAGGGTTGTGGATTCGACCCTCTCCAGAGAGGATGTGCTGATTTACCCACTCTCCGATTTCAGTAGCCGGGATAATCCGCGTATACGGTAGCCAGTTTTCGCCAGTGAAGTTGACGGGAGGGAATGGTCGGCGGTCTTCAGCTTCAGCCATACAGAACATTCCTCTGGGTTGTTCGGATACTTACCGGGGAATTGTTTAACCGGTAACTCATGAAACTTACATAAAACTCTGCCAATGGCACTTTACAGGCACCACCTGCAGAATCTTATAAACGCAACATTGCCACTTCTTCTCAGAGTTGCTCAGTCACTTCTCGTCTTTGCGAGCCGTCAAGATGTGGATCACCTCTTTGGTCGACACCAGATCTATGCTTCTTGTCGGGTAAGCATTATCGAGCCACTTCTGGAAGTAGCTCTGCAATGGTCACGCCTGAAGTGCGATGGACTGTTTCTCGTATTCATCACGCCCTACAGAGATAATGAAGCGAGAAAACAAAATACAAATCGCATAGCTAACTGCAGTGAATACCCAGCCGGCATATGCCAGGAGCGTCACTATTGCGATAAGACGTAACCAACCCACTATTTTGCTTAACACCCCCGAGCGTTTGAATACCACCCTGAGGTTTTCGATTGCTGCAGTCTTCTTTTTCGGGCTATCTTCCCGCTTGATTAAGAACGCAGCAAACGTAACGATAACGGACATGAACACCATCAGGATGATTATCATCCAGTAAGCCACTGCTGAGATTCTTGATAGCGCCTCGCTGCCTGCCCACGCCGCGTATACAAGCAAGGCAAGCAGAGACCAGGATATAGCGTTACTGATAAAACCATTTAAAAAACTCTTCATAGCTTTTCCTTTTAGGAGTGAGCCTGTCGTACAGGAGCGCCGCCCGAGAGAGGTCGCTACCTTTAACGGCGTTCCTCAGGCTCACGACTGAAAGACTCTCGATAATTTGCGCGTACGATGCGCATTAAAAAGCCCCGCTATTGCGAGGCTCGTTGTTTCTCTGCCTGCCTAATATCGGCTTTATCCCGGTTGCACTGGCCCAGAGCCGATAGCAGACTGACATTCAAATCGAGGCTTTGGCCCCATGTCAGGTTGTCAGGGATTGCCGGTTGCGGGGTGTCAGCTGTCAGGCTGGCCGGTAACGGAACCACCGGAACTTTTACGTAGACCGTTCGCATATTGTTGCAGCCGCTTAACTGCGCCAGCAGGCACATAGCGATTAGTGCAATCATCATTCGCAACAGCAACCCGGATATCTGCCGAGGCTCCCGATGCGTCCAGTGCGATCTGCTCTTTTGCATGCTGGTTAGCCTCGGCGATGGAATTGAATATCGTCATGGTGGTCAGGACGTTGGAGGTGATGGCCTGAGCGGTATTTACCTGCTGCTCAGCAGTTTCAGCTCTGGATTCCTGCTGATTGGCGGCGTTGTGGTAATGCATAACCAGCCAGCCAAGGCAGACGACCAGACAGATAACCACGGCGATGATAATGGCAGTTAATCGGCTCATTTCTGCCCCCACAGACAAACTTCACGCTCAATCTCGCGGCGGGTTATCAGGCCTTTCCACTGCTTGCCCTTGGCGTAGGTCCAGCGGCGCAACTGGTCACATGCGCCTTTCTGGTCGCCCTGGTTTATTTTGCGTAGCAGTGTGGAGGTCTGAAAGTTTCCGGTGCCGACGTTATAGGCGAACGAGTACAGAGCCCCGCGCATTGTTACCGGGATCGGCCTCTGGATGTACGGATCAATCTGGCGGGCGACGGTGGTAAGGTCCCTGTTGAGCAGTGACCGGCATTCAGGCTCGGTATAGGTCTTTCCGAGCACAATATCTTTGCCGGTGTGGCCATAGCAGACAGTCCAGACGCCAACCACATCCTGATAAGGCTTATATCTCACCCCTTCCAGACCATCATTGCCGGTTGGCCCGGTGATGAGTGCTGACGCAATGGCAATTGCTCCACCGCCAACGGCAGCAAGAACGCTATTCCTCAGCTTTGGTGACATAGCCATTTAGCCGATCCTCCCGCTCCTTTCGCCGGTAATACCAATTCACGCCACAGGTAATAACAGTGCATGCAATACCGACAACGATCGCCCAGTCGCTCAGGCTCATACCCGCCACTTTGTCGGCCAAAATCCATACCTCTGTTTTTGCTACATCTGCGTAAGCCTTTGCTGAGACACCACAGCCCGTCAGCGCGGTCCCGGTGCCGTATGAGAGTCTGCTGTAAATGGTGCTCATTTTGGTCATAGCCTCACCTCCGTTAATGACGGATGGCGCTGTGTGTGTTTGAAAAGGGTCAGGCCCGTCAGGCTGGATTTAACAACGAAGCATGTCGATGATGGTTCCTGCGGGACCTGATAATAAAAAACCCGCTCAAGGCGGGAAGCGGTAATGAGGGTAATAGCAATGCGGCTCTATGGCCGAAGATACCCTGGCTGGGTCTGGTGCTGATTGACGGAATCGAACCGCCGACATCCTGCTTACAAGGCAGGCACTCTACCTGCTGAGCTAAATCAGCAATCTGGCTCAGAGCTCTCGCGTATGAGCTTCAGCGTGTAGTGCGGCACGCATTCACTCAAGAGCCCTGACCGGATTGCAGAAAGCAAAAAGCCCCGCACGATGGCGAGGCTTGGTGTTCTGATAGGTCAAACGCAAATACGGCAACCTACACTAAATATATTGCTCATTTGTTCATTAAAATGCAAGCACGATATGACTATTTTTTGCAATTTTCCTCACACTTTCTCGATCGTTGAATGCATTTTGTAATGGCTGATAAAGGCAAAACAACGAAGCATTGATAACCTGTTTAACTTCCCGGCGGATGGTTGAAATGCTCGGGTGCTTATACTGGTTTCCGGCGCGGGTCTTCATCAGGCGAGGCTTGCTCACTGCATGCTGCCATGAGGCGATCCTTATCTCACTTGAGTTGCAGACGTAATAGGCAAAAATTACCTTCCATGCATTCTCATCTACATTTTTCAGGTAATGCCGGATTACAGCGTCAATCAGCATCCCATCATCATCGCTGCATACAGGCCTTGAGGATACTTGCGGTTCAACTGTGGACATGAACTTGGCAATCATATTTATCATCGCCTTGTCTATCTTTCCTGTCTGGCACCATGCGCCCCAAAGCTGGAGCCACTGATCTATCCACTGGTGCTGTTCGTTGGTTAATTCCAGTTTCATGCTGTCTCTCCCAGGGTCTGATAGATGCGGGCGAAATTCTTGAGGATGCGGCAGTCAACCAGTACGCAGCCGCTGCTGCGTAAAAGGCGAAGCTTTATCCAGCGGTCGCGGATGCGTTCGATAACGTCACGGCTCATTTGGATGCCCTCGCCATGGCCTTAGCCATCGCTTTATACGCCCTGAGCACATACGCGCTCTTTCCGTACAGGGTGATCTGGAAGGTAATGCCGCGAGACTCCCAGGTATTGACCGGAGAAGCGTACAGACCAGCATCCGCAATACGCCTGGCCTTAGCCAGTTGCCAAAATGGACCGGTCAGCCAGATGCGGGCATAAACCCCTTCGTCGCTATAGGTGATCTTCATGCGGCCTCCTGATGGCGGGCGCGGCGCTTCTCCAGCGCGCGGGCTCTGCGGGTGAATATGGATTTGATGCGCTGCAGGTAGGGAATATCGAACCGGCGCGGCTCGTTATCAGCCTCAAGGCGCTCTACGCGGTCCTGGCCAATGCGATCAATAAGGTGAATCCGGTACTCAACAGCGTTACCGCTCAACTGCCGGTTGCAGCGGGTACAGGCGGAGTGGACATTGAATACGTTGAACTTCAGGTGCGACGCCGCGCCGCGTGAACGGTAATGGCTGGCATCAATGGCGCTGCCGGTCAGGTAGTTGCTCTTTCCAATCAGCGGAGCACCGCAACTGGCGCAGGGCTTACCTTCATCACGAATGCGAATGTACCGGTTAAAGGCTGACTGAGCCTCTTTATCCCATTGGGCCTTTGTCTTGAATGACTCGCGTTTGGCCCGGCGACGCTGGCGCCCCTCTTTCTCGGATTGGCGCTGGAGCTTCACCGCCATGGACTTCGCCGATTCACGGGCTTTAGCTGTCTGCTTTTTGCCGATCGCGCTGGCGCATTCAAAACTGCATACCACCTGCCCTTCCCGGGCAGGATGGAACCATTCGCGGCAGTGGGCGCATTTACGACGTGCTGGTTTACGCATGTGGCCTCCGTGCTCTCAGGCGTAGCCACTTCTTATCGACCAGGCGGGCGGTGTAGTCTTTCAGGGTCGGGATGTCGGAAGGTTTAACTTCGACCTTGCGCTTGCGGCGCGCCGGCACGCGGAAGATGCCGCGCTCCATTACTTTGGCGAGAAGACATTGCATAGCCATCACCCCGCAAAGCTCAGCAGTTGACTGGCGGCGTTTTCAGCCTCAGCCGGCGAGTGGAATTTGCGACGCAGAATGTAGTTCCAGAGCACATTCAGCACTGATTTGTAGACGCCGTTAAACTGGCTGTCGTCCATGCTGGCGAAGGAGATCGACTTTGCGACACGACGACGGCTGCCGTCAGGCATCTGGTATTCGTCGTAAAAGCCAGCCTGAATGGTTGCCCACTCGCGGAAGGATTCGAAGTGTTTCAGCAGCGCCATATCGCGGGAACGAGAAATGCCAACAGAGGAGAGATACATATCCGCGGCGTTCTGGAGCGCAGCGCGCTGATCGAAGTCGGATGAAAGGAAGTCGATAAACCCGGATATGAGGGTACGCTCTGCGGGCTCAATGAGACCACCGGAAGGCGTCCAATAGTGATACCCGAGAGTCAGAAGCTTGAAGAACTTCTTGTGGAATGCGTAATTCCGGGGCTTGCGGAACTCACCGCAAAGCAGTTGCCCTACGGGGAGAAGTTGCAGGTATTCGCTGGTTCCTGGCTCTGCGGGAATCAGTACGTTTTGATAACTCTTCTCAAATTGCAGTGTTTGCGCCATGTGTCCCCACTTGGCGCCGGATAATCGTGTCAGTTGCTCAGGCTGACAAGGGAATTATGACGGGCTAAATATCAAATTGCAAAACGAGCATAGGCTATTTTTTCTCGTTCTGGCTGGCCATCTCGATGTAACGCGGATCTGATGCGCGGGGCAACTGGATGCTCTGCTCGCGGTAGTAGCGCACGCGCTCCATGAAAATATTCTCGAAGGTGCTCGGGCTGCTCTCTGGCGACCACTTCTGCGACTACCGGCATGTTCAGGCGCTCTTTGTAGGCGACGCCGGACGCTGCAAGGTCTACATTGACCTTATCGCGCTCTTCCTGACTTTTTGCTGCAATGTTCCACTTCGACATTTTTCCTCCTATGGCTGCCACCCCATACCACAGTTACCCGTTTCATACAGCCACTTATGACCGCATTCTGTGCACTTGTAATAACTTTCTTCAGCACCACGTCCGTGAAAGCTAGCATACTTCCCTTGCTCTTCAGGGATGCGTTTCATGCACGGCAATGGTGGTTCGCGACGCTTTCTTGGCTGCTGTTCGCATACTTTGCATGTCATAAGAGCCTCCACAAAATAGTAAAGGCCACACGATAGCATGGCCCTTGATATTTATCTTTGCGCAACATCACTCCCGCTGCGCGGCTTTGCGTTCTGCGGGGGATTTAGGCACGCCTTACCTCGCTGAGTCGATTGGCTTCCGTTATTACCACTACAGCGGAAACCAGAATGACCATAATGCCGAAAATTAACCCCGTAGCATCGTTATGCTCCTGGTCTGACATGGCGATAAGGAGCGCCCCGAAACAGTTTGAAGTCCAATGAAATTTCATCACAAATCAGCCCTCCTGCACCGTTCTGCGCTTAGCTCTTGCCAGCAAACAAGTCAGCACGAAAGCGCGGTGCTGTCGCATACCCTCTGTCATGGTTTTGGCTCCTGCGGGGCGGCTGGCAGCGGCATCCAGTGGGTTATTTCATGGCTCTGAAACTGCGCCTGCAGTTCGCTTTTGATAAACCACACGGGCCCTTGCCTTTTGCTCTCACTCCACCACCCCCAATAATTGCCGTCCGTTTCCGGCATCCGCTCGCTTACCGGAATCCATGTATCCGCGACGCTATCGACGCTCTGTAGCGAGTTGAGAGCGGGGGTATCATGCTGGGCGGCTGCGAGCATGGCGACATAACGCTCGCGCAAAGACTTGCGTCCGTAGTCGCTATCGTTAAATGCAGCGCACATGGCTTGCGTTGGCTCCTTCGGCACCATCACGTAACCATCTGGAATCACTGGGATACCGGTAGATGCGGTTACGGATTTACCATCCGGAATTACCGGAGAGCTGCCGCTATACGCTGCGTAAATCGCATCGCAGATAGTCTTACATTCAATCAAAACATCGGGTTCAACATGCGTTCCATGCAAGCCGCCAAAGGTTTCTTCCAGTGTCCGGCGGATATGGCCAATACCTTCCATAGCTGAGCGGAAGTTTTCTATGGCCACCGGCTCGCTGTCCATTGCGGCCAGCGCCATGCGGGCCAGCTCCTCGGCCTCTTCTGCTGGTAGCATTACGTTGCTTCCGGCTCCGTAGGTTTCACGCCATGATTTGATTTTTCCCAGACGTTCTCTGGTTAATTTACTGGTCATTCCGCACACTCCGCTTTCCCGCAAACACACAGCGCCTTGATTTCTGCGCCATCGTTCCTGTTTTTCACCGACTCCTCAGCCATCAACGGACTCATGAATGCACGGTCCTGATAGAGACGGCCATTACAGACTAAATACGCTACCGGCTCAGATGCGGCCTTGCGGCGTTCATGTAGCTCTGCGAGTGCACATCGAACAATGTGTTCTTCGTGGCTTTCAATTCCAGTTCTGTAATCAAACGCATCCAATACGCGCTGAATTTCGTCATCAGTAACTGGTATTTCTGTTAACTGGTTATTGGTCATTGGTTGGCTTCCTCACCCCATGCAGGGGATTCCTCATCGCCCATAAACGCCTCGCAGGATGCAGTGCAACCCTCGTAAGCTTCCGGATCGTCTTGTGGGAGTGGCTCCGATAAATCAAACGTTGCGATTAACTCGCGAACGCTACGGTAGCCGCGGTAAAACTTACGTGGGTCATCTGATAAAACACCCGCTATTTTATTCGGGCCAGTTTTACCGTACTGATTCTCCAGGTATGCAAAAATGTCGAAGTGATGCCAGTTATCCCGATAAACCTGCTGCAACTTTTTATCTGATTTTTTGAAGCAGGCTTTGCAATTCCCCAGATACTCAGGGAGTTGCAGATTAAAGTCCTGCTGTTCCCAAAAATCGAGAACGTCCAGCTTGTCAGACGGGAACAGGTCTACGAGCGGATACACGCGAATCTGTTTGTTTTGCGATGAGATAGTCCTTTTTACCCTGCGCGGCTCGTCGGCACGGATACCGATCGCTGTCAGATACTCTCCCTTTTTCCATCCCAGCGAGCGCACATAACTATGAATAGGGTTTTCTTTCAGTTCGCGTGTACAATGTGGATAGCTGGCATTGGGGATGCCGTACTTATCAACGATCCATTCGAACGGTTCGCCGGAGCGGTGAGCTGTTTCATACGTCACTATTTTATGCGCTGTCGCATTGCGACCGGCACGAACGTCGGCTTCAATCCATACAGTGTTAAAACCAAACTGAACATCACACTGATGGACGAAATCCAGCGTTTCATTCATTTCCTGCCCGGTATTGGCAAATACTCGCACCATTTCATATTCGTCCTGGTATTCATCCATTAACCGTTTTGCCATGTACTGAGATGTGCGCCCGCCAGAGGTTAAAACGAGCATTTTTTGCTTCTTCATCTACTCAGCCTCCACCTTGCCGCCAGCGGCGGTAATCTCCACAGAAACGCCAGCATCAGCACAGGCTTCTTTGAGAGCATCCAGTGAAACAACAATAACTCCCCAGCCAAAGAGGTCGGCCTCGTCAACATGGTCTTTCGACAGCTTCACGGTGACGGTGCTGCATAGCATCTGTTCAAGCAGATTCATGCGGCTATTTTTGACAAAATACCCAACAACTTCGCCATCTTCAGTAACCGCCTCGTTGCTAATTTCAGCGAACAACTCTTTTCTGCTAATCATCAGAAACCTCCACGCCAGCCGCGCGAATAGCGGTTATTACATCCGATTTTTCGTAGCACTCAGTAACTCCAGCCCAAAGGCGAGTTGTTGGCAGCTTCACGGTGCGTGACTCCAACTCGGCGATGCGCTGGCGCAGAGCAGTAACCTCGTCGAACAACTCACAGGAAGTACGCCCCTGCTCAATCGCTTTTGTCTGTGCCTTCTTCAGCGCCTCTACCAGCTCCTTTAGGTCTCTGGTTTTAATATTCATCTGAGGGTTGAAATTGCTTACCGCGCGATGGACCTCAAGTTTTAACCTCTGCGCCAGTTCGGTGATATCAGTTGTCATGCGGCACGCTCCTGTTTTGACTTACGCAGCGCCTCTTTGTAGCTGGCCTTGGCTACTTTCTTTGTTGGGCACCATTCGCCCTGAATATCACGACGCGGGTAGCCATAAGATGCATCGTATGAGCATCTGAACATCCGGCATTTCCCGTGACGGTCATACTCGACCTCTGGATGTTGATAACCCAACAGCCATTCACCGAATGGCAGGCAACTATCAGCGTCGAGGTATTCTTCGTAACGCGTCTTTTTCTTCGGTTCAGGTAGCGCAGAAATAGCTAATTCTTCGCCTTTTTCCGTGACGTGATAGAGTGTTCCACCGCCAGCAAAATCAGGCGCTGGCCGTGAGGTAGCGAAGCCATCAGAAACCAGTTTTTTCCACGTCTCGTTGTCCGTATGACCGTCGTCAGCGAGGAAGTAATTGCGATAAGGCGTCCGGTTGTGCTCACTGATACCCAACGCGTGCTGCATAAGTTCGATAGCGATGCTCATTTGGCCCCCTCGCGCAGCTGCTCGCAAAATTCCTTTCCACAGCCGATAGCACCAACAATTGCGGCAACTTCATCACCCACAAAATCACCTTCATCAACGCACTGCTGCAGGCGTCCAATGAACTCGCTGGCCCCATCAGCCTTAATCCCGGCTACGATGCGATCGGTGGCGGGGCATGCCTTCCTGATAGCCTCTTCGGCTTCTGCCCGGGTCAAAAATCCACTTTTCCCGTCATTGCTGACCATCTGGCTGTCGAACCATGCCTGCAGGCCAGCAACGGTAATATCATCGGGAATCTCGGCCCCAGCTTCGTCTGTAGTACCTTCCAGCCAGTCGCGAGCAGCAGACTCCCTGCCAAGCGAAAGGCAAGCCAGCGCCGCCTGAGCACCCAGCATCGTTTTGTGGAACATCCATGAGGTGTTGAGTTCACGGGCTGCGCCGTTGAGCAGATAGGTATTCTCCGCAGCCAGCTGTTGGTACGCTTTCGCCAGCTTCAGGAACTTCTGCTCTCTGATCGACAGCTCGCCTGCCGACTCCAGTGAAGCGATGAGCTCGTTTACTGCCTGTAGTGTGATAGTCATGCTGATGTTCTCCCGTAAACAGCCAGTACCCGCTTCATCGCCTCGCTGTTGCGACACTCCTGGAATATCCGGTTAGTGCTGCGCCGCCCCGCTCTTTCGTCCTCAGTGGTCAGCCGGTAGTAAACCGTCCGCCAGGCCTTACCATCGACAACCAGAACGCCTTCCCTGGCCAGAAGACTTGCAGCCTGGTTAATACTGGTTTGCGTCAATCCAGTAGCTGCGGCGACGTCAGGAGCACAGAATGTTTTATGCGTCTGCAGGTAGTTAAAAATCGCTTGTTTTCCGGTCATGAATGGCTCTCCCGATAACTGTCCCAGGTAAACGAAATCGTGCAGCCGCCGCCGTCGTTCATGCGGTCGATGACGCGCTCACCGATAAACTGTGTCAGCTCATCCTTCGGCAGGTTGCTGATCAGGATCGTCGGCTTCAGGCGCTCGTAGCGGGTGTTGATGATTTCAAACATGATCATCTTCTCGGCTTCACTGCCGAACTGAACGCCGACTTCATCGACAATAAGCAGGTCTGGCCGGGTGAAGTGGCGGATCACCTCCTCCTCGGTCCTGGTGGAGGATTTTGACCATGTTGATTTGAAATCGCGGGCCACCTTCAGCGCCGTGGTGAAAACTACCGAGCTTTGGTGTTGCTCAATTACGTGCCGGGCAATAGCCAGCGCGAGATGATTTTTACCGGTACCCGGCTTTCCGCACATAACCAGCCCACCGCCCTGCTGCAGGCGATCAGTCCATTTCGAGGCATAGGCCTGGCAGACTCGCAATGCACGCTCTGAATCCTTCCCAACCGGCTTGTAGCTATCCAGGGTGCATGATGCGAATCTCTCTGGGATCTCCAGCTGGCGAAGCAGTCTCTCGACGCTTTGTTGCCGAACCTGTTTTTCCCATCGCACTTTCTCAGCTTTCAGGAAGCTAAGCTCATCACGAAGACAGCCGGGGCAGCGCGTGGGTGGTGATGGCAGTCTGACAACTCCGTTCGTAAACATCCGTTTGCGTTGCTCATATTCACCATGCTTTTCGCAGAACACGCGTTCGCATACCAGTTCGCAATTAGGGAACTGCTCAGGCGGATTGCTCAGGACTTCGAGCATTTTCTCGATGGTTGAGATTTTTTCTTCCAGTTCCATGATCAGTCCCTCGCCCATGATGGGATTTCAGTTTGTCCATAGTCCTTGCCGGAAAAGTTTTCGGTGACACGACTCTGAGGGCGCTGCTGTGGTTTAGCACCTTTCGGCTCAAACAGTCCCTGCCAGCCGTTAGCGATGCTCTGGTTAATAATTTCTTCAGGGGTGTATCCGATCAGCCTGCAGCGGTCGAGCAGATTGATGGCCTGAGTAACCGTCTGCAGAGATTTGATCGGCTTTTTCAGGTCACGGCGGTATGCCACCCATGACAACCAGGTGTTAGCCAAAAGCCAATCCGGAAGCTCTGCACTTGTCGGGTCGAAAGAAACCGCCCCGGGGGATTTAGGGGGTTTATTAATATTGTCTTTATTGTCTTTTGTAATAGTGTCTTTTGTGTGTCCCTGTTTTGGTGACACGGCTGTCACTATTTTGGTGACACTTTTTGTCACTACAATGGGGACAGTGTCACCATTATGGTGACTGTCACTACCGTGGTGACAATCTCTGTCACTATCATGGTGACGAACAGGTCCAGTCTTGGCAGCTGGTACAGCCCACTCATTCAGGTTTTTATTTGGGCCAATTAAGGCGCCCTCAGCGATAAGTACTCGCATGATGAGCAGCTCATTTTTTGCCGCATTTACCTTCTGACGTGGAAGTCTGGTCAACTGGGAGATCTGAATATCTGCAATACGGTCCATCTTTTTGTTGAACCCGTACGTTTTACGGCAAACGGCATGAGCAACCTTTGACTGGTTTTTGGTCAGGTTTGCACCGATAAGCTCCTCATACAGCTCGTTAGCCAGACGGGTATATCCATCGTCTGTATCGGCCACACGCAGCTCCTGTAGTGCCACGACAGGCACAGGGAAATTGATTACTTCGGCAGTATTTGCCATAATTACTCCTGTGAATTGATCCAGTTAATTCGCCTGAAAGCCGTTGGTGTTCGAGCACCGCGGCTTTCGCCTATTTCAGAACAGCCCTTGCTGCTTAACAGGCTTCGCTCTTTTCTTTTCGAATTTGTCAGACGGCAGTGTTTGCTTCTCTGCCCACAATTTCGCGAACCGCAATACATCATCAAAAATCTTCCCCTTCTTGCTTGCCGTAGACATGCGCTTGTACATATCGACCGCCTGGTATGCCCCCCCCCTGAGCCACTGCCAACGTGAATCCTTGACGCATAAGCTCCTCGCGTACGTTCTTCTCAATGAATTCGATGTGGTTCATTAAGCCTCCATCTGCCCTTCTACGGATTGACGATGAGAAATCAGGATGGCCAGCAGCAGCGACATGTTCGGTAGCAGACTTTCCCGCCAGCGACTTACCGTCGACTTATTCACTCCGGCCACTTTGGCGATATTCGTGGTTCCCAGTTCTGCTATCTGGCTGTGCAACCAGCTTTCAATTCTCCGGGCCTCCACTTTGTTGCGTGTTGTTGAACTCTCCATTTGTGATACTTCCTCTGGTGTTGAATGAAAGGCCGCCGGTTAGGCGGCCGGAACGCCCTTCGGTGAAGGGAATAGCTTTGGAAGGTCTGGTCTAATTTGATGCGCCTGAACCTCCCCATTAGTTGCATTTACGATGCTGTTTACATGTTCAGGCGAAACCTTGGCCTTGTTGTGGAGCCACTTGTAAACCGCCTGCTGAGAAACATCGCAGGCTTCACCAAGCTTTTTCTGAGAGCCGACAATATTAATTGCGGTTTTAATGGTTGGGTTCATGACAACCTCCGTAGTAAATACAAACAAAGAATAAAACCTTAGTTGTATTTAGTCAACAACCATTTTCGTTTGCCGCTATAAAACCATGGTTGTAAATTGAGAAGATGAAAACGACACTTGCAGAACGATTAAGAGAAGCCAGAAAGGCTGCCGACATGACCCAGAAGACTCTGGGAGATGCTGTTGGGGTTAGTCAGGCTGCGATCCAGAAGATTGAAACTGGAAGGGCTGCTCAGACCACAAAATTGCTCGATATAGCCAAGGCTTTAAGGGTGAGGCCTGAGTGGCTTTCTTCGGGAACTGGCGCCATGAGAGATGATGGTGAAGATGATAAGAAGCCATCACATATGAATCATGATGTGTTCAGGGTCGACATTTTGGATCTGGCCGTCAGTGCTGGCCCGGGCGTTGTGAATCAGGAGTTCGTGGAGATTCTCCACTCCGTTGAATATGCGCCAGCGGAAGCGCGCCACATGTTCGATGGGCGCAAGGCTGAGAACATCCGGATCATCAACGTCCGGGGCGACAGCATGTCTGGGACGATTGAGCCGGGTGATCTGCTGTTCGTCGACATCAGCGTTAAGAGCTTCGACGGCGACGGGATATACGCCTTCCTGTACGACGACACTGCTCACGTCAAGCGCCTGCAGAAGATGAAGGACAAGCTGCTGGTTATCTCAGATAACAAGAGCTATGCAGCCTGGGACCCGATCGAAAAAGACGAGATGAACCGGGTGTTCGTGTTCGGCAAGGTGATCGGCAGCATGCCGCAGACGTACAGGAAGCATGGGTAAAGCCTTAGCACGAAGAGGAAGCATGTCTGATCTGATTATCCCAATACTCATTACTTTACTGATTATCTGGCTGGTAGGGATCGTGCTCAGGCTAGATAAGATTTTCTTCAAGCGAAGGGATGAGCGGGATGACTTTGAATAAGCCAGACCGGTAGTTCGATGTGTTTTTGGTAATGCCGAAGACGTACAGGAAGCATGGATAGGCTGTTTAGGTTGGCGAAATTCATAATAATTATATGAGGGATGGTTATGGATGGTGGCACTTTACAGGATATAAAGATATCTCTTAGATATGACGGAAAGGATGCTTTAAATCATGAGATAGATCTGAATTGCCTTGGAGAGTCTCTTAAGGGGTTCTCTAAAGTCCTATCTACAGCGGCGTCATTCTCTGCCACACAAAAGTATAGCAAATATATTAATTATCAAGAAGTTAAGGTGTATGCTCGTGAGGCAAAAGCTAACTGTTTTACCCTTGATGCTGCCCTAAACTTCGTCACTCAGAATCAGTTGTTCTCTGGGATCGCCGCAACTATACTGGGTGCAATTCTACAATATATTTTTGCGAGAAATTCCAACAAGAAAGATGAAATGAAAGCTTTACAGCAGTCTCTTGAAAAAGCCATAGAGGCGCTAGGGAACAAGGACGCAGGAACCATCGACAAGTTGATCGCTGTGATTGACCGAATGGCTGTAGAGTTACGCCCATCTGTAAGGCAGGCTGTATCACCAATAGGCAATACTTGTGACGAGATCTCCATTGCAACCAACGTTGATGGCTGCCTCCTCAAAGTAAATGAGCATGATAAGGCTGAAATTGACAAGCTTGATGACGATGAGGTAATCGGGCTTCGTGAGTACCGCGCATTTCTAACAGAATTTGACGCACACAACATGACAGCAAAAATAATTTTAGAAGGCGATGACTCCAACAGGAGAATAGCTTCTGAAATAAGCGATCCTTCGGCAAGCAAGAAAAATAACCCATACATCAACGCCCTTGGTTCATACATATCCACTAAAGGCGATCCATCTTCGGTATTCACTATCACCGCAAAGGCTACTGTCAAAAAAGGCCAGATAAACAGGCTTTTTATTGTGGATGCAAAATAATTACCCGGCCACCGCGCCGGGTTTTTATTGCCCTACTCTTTCGGCAGCATCAGCACATCAAGCGCCAACTCCACAGCCAGATCCACCTGGTCTTCCTGCCACAACACCTGAATCATCTCTATCAGCGCCTCTCTTGATGGCTCGCGCTTCTCAACCAGCAGTTGCATAACCGCTATCCCGATAACCTGCGCAATCTGCGGGTGCATCTCTGCGAAAAACTCATCCTCATTCGACATGGCGCTACCCTCTTTGGCGTTTTTTTGAGCTTACCAGCACGCTTTACAAAAATAAATAACCAATAAAAACAACCAAATAAAACCACTGCGGCCATTTATACAACTATTGTTGTTGACTATAAAACAACTATGGTTTTAAATTAACCCATCCAAACAACACCGGCAACGCCGGGTAATCGTAACAACGCTCAGCTGGCCGGCTTTAAGGCAAAGGTGAAGAGATGATCCGAGAACATGAAGTACCTGCATGGCACCGGTTCTGCTTGAAGGTTGCTCTGCTTGTGATTGCGGTTGCATGGGTAAGCTTTGAATTTTGCTGGGGTGTCGCATGAGCAAACAAGGCATTCGTTCACTGATTTACTGCCTGCTGGTCTGCGGCGTTATCTGGGCAGCGGCGATTATCAAAATTCTGCACGTTACGGGGGTGTTCAATGGTTAGTCATCATTACGGAACACAGACCGTTAACCGCGGCGCCGTTCTGCCAGGGATGCTCGTTAAACATCGGGAAAGCACCTGGACAGCGTCAGCAAATAAACGCGGCCGCCTGTACCTGCATCGCGGGATTGAGCGCACTTACACAACCGATTTGCTGGTTGAAGTTTATCTGAACGGGTTGGGGCAAGGCCTCCACCGGTAATCGAACCAAAGAATTTAACTGAGCTATCAGGCGGCTTTCATCGCGCCGAGGATTCTTACAACCAAATTTCAGGGGAAACCATGAGCGAAATAATGGATTTAGTCGTCATCGAGAAAAAGAACGCGATGGCGGTTTTCACCAATAACGACCAGCTCGACCCGCTTATCGAACTAATCGAAAAAGAGGCTCGCAGTCTGGTGCCGGACGTGACCACCAAAAAAGGCCGTGACGCCATCGCATCTATGGCTCACAAGGTCGCGCGCTCTAAAACTTACATCGACAACGCAGGTAAAGACCTGGTAGCTGAGCTGAAGGCCCTGCCAAAGCAAATCGACGAAAGCCGCCGCGTTGTTCGTGAACGTCTCGATGCGCTGAAAGATGAAGTGCGCCGGCCGCTGACTGAATGGGAGGCAGAGCAGGCTCGAATTGCAGCGGAAAAGGCTGCCGAAGAAGAGCGCCAGCGCATTGAAGCCGAGCAAAAAGCGGCACTGGAAGCGCTCAAAAAGCAGATTGAAACCGACCACGAAATGGCCTTGCTGATGAATGACGCTTTCGACCGCGAACAGGCCGAGAAGAAAGCAGAAGCCGAACGCCAGCGCATTGCCCGCGAAGAAGAGATTAAGCGTCAGGCGGAAGAGAAAGCCAAGCGTGAAGCAACTGAAAAGGTACAGCGTGAAATTGACGCTGCGGCCGCCAGAGAGCGCGAGGCGATTTTGGCAAAAGAGCGCGCAGAACGTGAACGCATTGAAGCTCAGCAGCGGGCCGAACGCGAACGGCGAGAAGCAGCTGAACGTGCTGAGCGTGAAAAACAGGCCGCCGTGGAATCTGAGCGCCGCAAGGCTCAGGAAGAAGCCGACCGCATCCGCCGAGAGTCAGAGCAGCGTGAACAGGCCCGGCTGGCTGAAGAGAAGCGCAAAGCCGATGAGCAGGCTCGCCGCGAAGCCGACGTTAAGCACCGCAAAGCTGTCGGTACTGAAATCGTCAAGGCTTTGCTGGCCAATACCAGCCTCACCCGCGATCAGGCTATTGAAGTCCTGACTGCGATTAAAGACGGAAATATCCCACATACCGGGATCAGCTACTGAGGTGTTTATGGCGGCTTATCACTTTCAGGACCGGATTGAAGAGCAATCCTGGAACCAGCATTACCAGCAGCTAGCGCGCGAAGAGAAAGAATCAGAGCTCGCTGATGACATGGAGAAAGGCCTCCCTCTCCGGTTGCTGGAATCGCTTTGCATTGACGAACTTCAACGCCGCGGCGCCAGCAAACAGGCGATAAGCCGCGCATTCGACGATGACGTGGAGTTCCAGGAACGGATGGCAGCTAACGTCCGCTACATGGTTGAAGTTCTCGCCCGGCATCAGCTCAACATTGAAGAGGAGCAATAATGGCTACTCAACTCATCGAACAGGTTTTTAGCCTGGTGAATCCACTAAAGGCTGAATTTGAGCAGGTTTGCTCTGAACCTTCGATCAATTTCAGGCGTGAATCTGAGTTCGCAATGCAGATTTTCGCCAATAACGACTACCTGGCTAAAGTCGCAATCGGTAACCCGGTAAGCACCAGAAGCGCTGTAATGAATGTCGCCGGGATTGGCGTGTCCCTTAACCCGGCTCAGAAGCTGGCTTATCTGGTGCCGCGCAAAGGGGCTATCTGTCTCGACATCAGCTACATGGGCCTGATGCACATTGCGCAGCAATCCGGGGCTATCAAGTGGTGCCAGTCGGCAATTGTCCGTAAGAACGATCAGTTTCACCGCGAAGGTCTGGATAAGCCACCGGTTCATATTTACAACGATTTCGACACCGCAGAACAGCGCGGAGACATTGTAGGTGCATACGTCGTTATCAAAAGTGACGACGGCGACTACCTGACTCACACGATGCGCATTGCTGATATCTACGCGATTCGAGACCGCTCAGAAGCATGGAAAGCCTACAAGAACAAAGGCACATCATGCCCGTGGCTCACAGACGAAGAGCAGATGATCCTCAAGACTGTTGTTAAACAGGCTGCGAAATATTGGCCACGCCGTGAGCGCCTTGATGCGGCTATAGATCACGTGAACACCGAAAGCGAAGAAGGTATTAACTTTTCCGCACAACGCCAGCCAGAACGCGATGTTACACCGGCAGAAACAGCAATCATCAAAGAGATTAACGACGTTCTTATCACGATGAATAAGACATGGGATGACGACCTGCTGCCTCTGTGTTCAAAAATATTCCGCCGTGACATTCGTGAATCATCAGAACTGACTCAAGAAGAGGCGGTTAAGGCTCTCGGATTTCTGAAAAATAAGGCGGCCGCATGACACCTGAAATCATCCTTGCACGCACCGGCATTGACGTTACCCGCGTTGAACAGGGCGATGAAGCCTGGCACCGCTTGCGCCTTGGCGTCATAACCGCCTCAGAAGTTCACAACGTCATTTCAAAACCGAGATCTGGCACAAAGTGGACTGACATGAAAATGTCCTATTTCCACACGCTACTCGCAGAGGTTTGCACCGGCGCGGCGCCGGAAGTTAACGCTAAGGCGCTGGCCTGGGGGAAACAGTACGAGGACGATGCTCGTACCCTGTTTGAGTTCACCACTGACGTGAAAGTCACCGAGTCGCCGATCCTGTTCCGTGATGATGCCATGCGTACCGCCTGCTCTCCTGATGGCCTGTGTAGTGATGGTCGAGGCCTTGAGCTGAAGTGCCCTTTCACCTCTCGCGACTTCATGAAATTCCGGCTTGGCGGCTTCGAGGCTATCAAATCCGCCTACATGGCCCAGGTGCAATTCAGCATGTGGGTAACCGGTAAGGATGCCTGGTATTTCGCGAATTATGACCCTCGCATGAAGCGAGAAGGCATTCACCATGTCGTTGTTGAGCGCGACGACAAATACATGTCCGACTTCAACGAAATGGTGCCGGAGTTCATCAGCAAGATGGACGAAGCTCTGGTTGAAATCGGGTTCAAGTTTGGGGAGCAGTGGAAATGAAACATCACCGCGACGCCATAACCGTAGGAAAAGTGAAGTGTATGTACTCCGTCATTCGTCGCGGCTGGTTAATGCCCTGGGGTGAAGTGGTGAGAAACCCTTTAAAGGCTCAGCGGCTGGCTGAAGAGCTCGATACGAACGAAGAGCTGGACACGAAAAGAGGTGCGCAATGATTTACGGATCAATTTGCAGTGGCATTGAAGCCGCAACCGTCGCCTGGGAGCCTCTCGGATGGAAGGCTGCATGGTTCTCAGAAATTGAAGCGTTCCCGTCTGCTGTGCTGCAAGAACGCTGGCCCGAAGTCGTGAACCTCGGAGACATGACAAAAATCGCTGCCGCGGTTCGCGCTGGAGAGGTGCAGGCGCCGGATGTGATGGTAGGCGGCACACCTTGCCAGGCGTTCAGCATTGCAGGTCTGCGCAATGGCCTGGCCGACGCCCGCGGCCAGTTAACCCTTTCATATGTGGAATTAGCGAATGCAATCGACGACAAGCGCATCGAGCGCGGAGAAGAAGAAGCAATCTTCGTCTGGGAAAACGTCCCCGGAGTCCTCACAAGCCACGACAACGCTTTTGGTTGCTTTCTGGCAGGACTTGCCGGAGAAAGCTGTGAACTTGAGCCATCAGGGGGAAAGTGGACGCACGCAGGTTGTGTGTATGGACCCCAAAGGACAATCGCTTGGATCGTCAAGGACGCCCAATATTTCGGAGTGGCCCAACGACGCAAGCGTGTGTTCGTTGTCGCAAGTGCTCGAAAAGGATTCGATCCCTGCCAGGTACTTTTTGAGTCCGAAGGCGTGCGCCGGGATACTCCGCCGAGCAGAGAACCGCAAACGGCAGTTGCCGCCCTTACTGCGCGAGGCGTTGGAACGTGTGGCGCTGATGACAACCAGGCACAAGCAGGACACATCATCGCCGAGTGCGCCAACGGAGACATCAGCCACACCCTGAAAGCAGAAGGTTTTGATGGAAGCGAAGACGGTACCGGCCGGGGAATTCCTGTAATCGCTTTCGGTGGTGGAAATACCGGAGGAAACATTGACGTTGCCGCCTGCCTGACAGCCAAGGGTCAGCGTATTGATTTCGAAGTCGAGACCTTCGCTGTACATGGCACACAGGATCCGGATACCAACCGCGAATTAGCTCATACGCTGGGGCGCAACAACGGACAGGAAAATGCCTGTATCGCGTTCAGTTACAAAGACCATGGAGCAGACGCATCAGAAGACCTGTCTCCGACATTGCGCGCTGGAAATTCAGATAAAAGCAATGCTAACAGCGGCCAGCCTCCGGCGATTGCTTATGCATTCAAACCGGGGCAAGGTGCCAAAGCAAGAGGCATTGGATTCGCTGAAGAGCAATCACCGACGCTTACGAGCGCAAGCAGCGGCACAAATTTAACGCCTGCCATCATGCAGGGCGTATCCGTTCGACGTCTTATGCCAGTCGAGTGCGAGCGCCTGCAGGGATTCCCTGATAACCACACGCTGATTTCTTGGCGCGGGAAAGAAGCGACTGAATGCCCGGATGGCCCCCGCTATCGCGCTATCGGCAACAGCATGGCAGTACCGGTGATGCGCTGGATCGGTGAGCGCATTGCTGCCGCGTTGCCAGCTAAAAAATCTGCGAGTGATTATGGCGGCAGCAAAACTCCGGTTGAGCAGAGAAACCTGTGGCAAACGCCGATCCCTCTGTTCGTCGCTCTGGATGCGGAATTCTGCCTGACACTGGACGCGGCAGCATCAGCTGATAACGCGCTGTGCAACCGCTATATCACGGAACAGCAGAATACGCTGAGCACCTCGTGGGCTGACTTCCTTGTGGCTCCCGGTTATGCATGGCTTAACCCACCGTACAGCGATATCACGCCCTTTGTTCAGAAGGCTGCAGCAGAATCCAAAAACCAGATCGGCACTGTGATGTTAGTTCCGGCTGATACGTCTGTCGGCTGGTTCCGGGAGGCTATTGAGACGGCCAGCGAGGTACGCTTCATCGTCGGCGGTCGCCTGGCTTTCATCAATCCGGTATCCGGGAAGCCTGTCAGCGGAAACAACAAAGGGTCAATGCTGATTATCTGGCATCCCTACCCGCGCACTCACTGCCAGTTCACGACTGTTGAGCGTGATGTTCTGATGAGTTTCGGTGCCCGATTAATCGCTAAGCGGGAGGCAGCATGACGCCAGAAGAACAGGAAAACATCCTCCGCGCGCAGGCTCGTCGCTGCGCAGAAGAGCTAACCAAAGCGATGAGCGTAAAGCCTAAACCGAAGTGGAACGCTGTATGCCCCCCCATCCTTCGCAAGCACTACGAGAAGGTAAAGCCGATGGGTGTCAGCCTGGTGAAATTTGTCAGTGTTATTGGCCGCATGAATGGGCGGTATGGAGTGGAATCATGAGCAAATACCCAAGAGTCGGCAGTGTTGCCGCCAAAAGCAAAAATACCTCTGCCAGATGCAAGTGCGGTGCAGTTGCGAAGTTTAAAACCACGGTGGAAATAAATGTTTTCCGTGGCGATGACGAAGTGATCTCGTCTTGCAACGAGCACAAAAAAGACTGTTCATTTTTAGTCGACTGGCAAGGCGGTGCAGCATGAGCTTCTTCGAAATTGACTCCAGATTTTTAATCGATACAGCATTTCATCGTCTGGAAATCATCCGTGACGATGGCCTGTATCGCCACCTTCGAATGCAGCGGCCGGGAACGTCCAATTACTACTATGACGTAATTACCTGGCCTGGCTATTTGACTGTGACGGGTGACATGGGAACCTGGACCTTTTCCCGAATAGCGGACATGTTCGACTTTTTTGGTGCCTGGGAAGGTGGAATCAATACCCATTATTGGGCTGAAAAGCTAGAGGCTGGCGCTGGATGTTCGGCACGTGAAATGCTGGCAAAAGAGTATGACCACGATGCGTTCTGCAAAAGCCTGAAAGAGTCTCTAAGTGATTACCTGGAGGACGATGAAGATGCAGAGACAGAAGAGGATGCAGACTGGGACGACGATGACGATACACCGGATAGTGACAAAGCAGTGGTACGCGAAATCGTCCGCAACTTGTGCCGGGCTGGGTTCAACAATGAATGGGAGGCTTATCAGGCTGTTTATGATGCTGATTGGCCAGAGGGCTGGAGTGCATGGGATGTTTGCGATGGACTGGCCTTTAAAACGTATACCAGCCACTTCCGGTGGATTCTCTTCGCTATCACCTGGGCAATCAGCAAATACCACAATGCAAAGATTGTTGATAAAGCGATGACTACGTTTCTGGCAGTTAAAGGAGTTTCAGCATGAGCGCAGAAATCATCGATCAGGCCAACGAGCTGGCAGAGCGCCGGCTTGAAATGACCATCCAGAACATGCGCATCAACCATGCGGCTGTTTCGGCTACTCACTGCTGCGATTGCGGGGAAGAAATACCAGAACAGCGGCGGGAGGCGGTGGCGGGCTGTCAGCGCTGCGCTGATTGCCAGGAAGAGTTTGAAGAACGTGGTAAGCACCGGAGGTGATATGGCGTCAGACAAACCGATAACAGCTCAGCAGGCCGCCGACTTACTCATCGTGTCGGCGCGGGTAATCTACCGCCTGATTGAGTCAGGAGAACTCGCCGGCCGCAAGGTCGGCAACAAGTACAGAACGACCGAAGCGGCATGTATTGCGTATTTGTCATCCCCGCAGGAAACTAAACGAGCGAACGCGGGTGAGCATAAAGGAGATATTTTATGTCCATCACCCTCAGAGGCGGCATGTGGCACTGTCATTTCTTTACGCCGTCAGGGAAAAGAGTTAGGCGATCTCTTGGTACGGGGGACAAAAAGCAGGCACAGGAGCTCCACGACAAGCTAAAGGCTGAAGCATGGCGGGTTGACCAGATCGGAGACCTGCCTGTCAGAACCTTCGAAGAGTGCTGTATCCGGTGGCTGCGGGAGAAAGATCACAAGCGGTCGCTGGATGATGACAAAACCAAAATAGAGTTTTGGCTGCAGCATTTTTCCGGCCGCGACGTTTCGAAAATAACGGCGGAGGAAATTCACGAAGCCGTTAACGGGATGATCAACCGTAAGCACCTGCAGGTGTGGGAGAGTAAGCGTGATGCCGCGATGAGGAAGGGAAAGCCGGTTCCGGAGTACAAACCACGGCAGGTTTCTCAGGCGACGAAGGCGCAGCACCTTTCCTTCATTCGTTCTCTGCTCAGGGCCGCGGCGAATGACTGGGGCTGGATAAAAACAGCGCCAGTTATCAAAACCCGTAAGCCGATCAGCAAGCGGATACGTTGGCTGACCAGAGAAGAGGCGGAACGGTTGATCGAGTGCATGCCGGACAGCATTAAGCCAGTGGTGATATTTGCACTGGCAACCGGCCTGCGCCGCTCAAACATCATCGGGCTTGAGTGGCAGCAGGTCGATATGCAGAGAAAGGTTGCATGGGTAAATCCGGAGAACGCAAAAGCGGGCAAGGCGATTGGCGTAGCTCTGAATGATACCGCATGCAGGGTATTAAGGGATCAGATAGGGAAGCATTCCCGGTGGGTGTTCGTTCACACCACGGCAAAACATCGACCGGATGGAACGCTGACGCCCGCGGTGAGAAAAATGCGGGTGGATGACAATAACGCCTGGCGCGCCGGACTGAAAAAAGCGGGGATAGAGGATTTCCGTTTTCACGACCTCCGGCACACCTGGGCGAGCTGGTTAATCCAGTCCGGCGTCCCGCTTTCTGTATTGCAGGAAATGGGCGGATGGGAGAGCATCGAGATGGTGCGCCGATATGCTCACCTGGCACCAAACCATTTAACCGAGCACGCACGGAAAATTGACGCCATTTTTGGCGCTAGCGACACAAATACGACACAAGGAGGAAATCAGGCTGGACTAAAACTTGCGTAAGTGATTGTTTCTTAATGGTACGCCCTACAGGGTTCGAACCTGTGACCTACGGCTTAGAAGGCCGTTGCTCTATCCAACTGAGCTAAGGGCGCATTGCTTGTCCCTTTCGGGAGCGTTGCGGGTTCGGATTATACGGGCAGACCGGGATGAGTCAATGGCTTTCGAACTCACTGCTTAATGCCTGAACAATTTGCCGATATTCCCGGACTGTCTTGCAACGTTATGTGATCAGTATCGGCTATTTTTCGGATTTCAGCGCGGCAGCAATCACGC